ACAAAAGAACATAACTAATACACTGCTATGCGTTGTATGCAGGCTCCCGTGGTGCGAAAATAAACAGGAAGTAATTAACTGGTTAACAAGTGGCTGGTCTAAGTATGCTATTGCCGATATGCTGGGTGACATATACCGTAACATAAAGTTTGAGAAACGATATGACGTTATCAATTGCATTGCTATGATACTTAATACAGACGATGATGATAAGATACATACTATGGAGGATTTGTATGAGGCTCTCAATACTAACGATGTGCTGTGATAAAGACTGGCAGAGAATGTCACAGCTTATAGATAATATATCTGCAGTGTTTAATGATACTAATAAATCATTTACTGATTATGAAATCATTATAGCAGATAACCGTGATAAGTATAAAGATGAACCGGTAACATGGGACCAGCAACCTAACACGATAGTGCTGCCAAATGATCCCAAACGCGTACAGTATATAGCACGCAGACAGCAGACTGAATTGTGCACTGGTGACTATATCTGGTTTGTAGATGGTGATGATCTCATAGTAAGCATACCAGAAGTACATGAACCTGTAGACATTATAGGTTTTCCATATTTCATGGGTACTGATGAAACAACAACTGCTATAGATACGCTTTATACAAGAGATGATGTAACTATTAAACCGGGGTTGGGTATTACTGGAACTAAGTATTCTGATAAAGGTTTTACACAAGAAGCTGATACTTATATCATGGGTTCAGCTATTATGCTTTGGCCTAAGATATTCAAAAAGCATGTAGTTGAAGCTGCTCTTGACATATTACCAGCAGGTTTAGAAATTATATCTGGTGAAGATTTATTGTTATGGGTAGCATGTCTATCAGTAGCTAAGAGCATAAGTAATTATGCAAAGCCCTGTTACTTTTATAATTGTGCCGACAGTCTTAATCATAAACCTACATTTACATTTGAGCAATATTCACGTATGATAAAAGGTGTAGATGATTCATTTAATATTCTGCACGACCTTGTTGAAAAAGGCAAGATATACTGTACGGATAAATGGATAAACGTAGCCGCAAGAAATCATTGCTACATATTCGCAGGTAAACTGCTGCTTGTTAAAGATCCAGATGAGCGTGCTGAAGCAGCTAAGTTATTGCTTAATATCTTTGATAGCAGAACTATTGAAACAAGTATACTTAGGTACTATCTCAACATGGGTATATCTGACAGGAGAACTGTAATAAGAACACTGCTGGAATTAGACAGGTTGCTTAGTGAAGGTGCACCAATGGAACCGTCACTTGCTTATCTTATTGAGGAGCTTGGATATGGAAATTAGTATAGTAGTATGCTTAGGAGACCGTAACGGTAATAATTTCCAAAGGCTTTATGATAACATAGTAGCAGTAATGAAGGATAACTTTGAGCTTGTAGTCGTTGACAACAGAAACAGTAAGCCTGTAGATCTAGACTTTACACAGCCATTCATCACGTATGTAAATCCCGGTGTAAACACTAGACAGCTTCATGGGCGCATGCTGGGATTCGAAGCATCATATGGTGATTATATCTGGTTCATAGATGATGATGATGAAATAGTAGCACGGCCACCAGTTATCAAAGATATGGATATAACTGTGCTGCAGGCACATTGTAAAGACTTCAAGGACCTAGGTAATAAAGAAGGCTTTAACTGGTATACTATAGATACACAAGCTCCATTAGTATATCACAAGTATCTTACCTTTGATCTTAAGGATCTTGACTCAAAGATGATAGGCGTATTATTATGGAGAAAATTAATCAAGCGCAGCGTACTGGATGACGCATACAATGTATTATGCTCTGCAGGAGATATTACAGGTATCTCACATAATGAAGATGTTATCATTACCAGAATGCTCACATATAATAACAGGTATTTATCAGTATACTTTTATAATGCAGTATATTATAATTATGACATAGGTTCATCGACATGTAGCTTTGATACTAAAGTAGATAGCAGTAATAAAATAGAACCTACATTAATTGGTTATGATAAAGGCTGGCATCTTCTGGATTCATTGCTACCATATGACGAAGTACACTACAGACGACAGGCAGACTTGTGGTTCAGATTATGCATGCTCATTTCTTGGCGTACTACAGATGCTGTAAGACTAGACTGCTTTAACCTGCTTAAAAAGTATACACATAAATCTAGCCTTGATGAAATGCTTGCAGTATATAAATATAATTTTATAACTGATATGTTTGGCAGGCGAGTTGGTGAAGTAGTAAAAGGTATACAGCAGCTATCTAAAGCAGAGAACAAGCCTAAAAGTAAATATGAAATAATGTATATATTAACAGGAGGTAAATATGCAGAACATTCAAAAACAAATGGAGACGTTCTTTAAGTCAAGTTGCTACGCGTATTGTATAGCATGGATATATAACAATAAAGATATATATGCTATGACACAGAACTTGCTTGAAGGCTACCGTCGTGGGTATATAGATGCAGATGGCTATGTATCAAAGCCGCATAAGTTTGCATCTATGTGTATGGGTATACCGGGATATTTTAAGGACGTAAAGAAGTTGTATAAAGATCTTGATAAAGGTGTCAAGATAATTGAGTACAAGCTTAGCAAGGATGCTAAAGCATCACACTTTGTTGTATGTGAAAACGGCAAAGTAGTATTTGATCCTGCCGGGGATTCTGAAACAGTTAAGTACGGCATTCCGGTGTCGTCTAGAATATTTATAGCTTGATTCCATAGGAGGTATAAAATGGACAAGAAATTTACATTAGAGCTTGGTGGCAATGCTATCAATGTTATTTTCAATGCTTTACAGGACAGACCCTACAGAGAAGTAGCAGGTGTTATTGCAGAAATCCAGAGACAGGTAGAAGAGCAGCAGCGACCTGCTGAAGAGGAGAAAGCAGATGGGAAATAAAAAAGATCTTGTATGGATCAATGGCGGCGGTATAGGTAACATTATCATGCGGACTTGTATACTTGATGAGTTACGTGAAAAGTATAATGAGATCTATGCTATCTGTCCGTATGCGGACATCTTCGAGATTAATGATGTAGAAGGTGCATTTGCACAGGCACCTAACTCATTATACTCACAGCTGATTAAAGGTAACGAAGACTGTGAAGTTGTAGCAGAGAATCCTTATAACAACTCTGACTTCATTAAGAAGGAGATACATTTCAATGATGCAGTGCGTGACCTGTTTGGATTGCCTAGAAAAGGTACTGAAGCATGCATGTCTGAGTTGCCGACATTACCGGTGCTTAAGAAGCATCCTGAGATAGAAGCAGATGTAGAAAAGTTCTTAGCACAGCAGAAAAAGCATAAGTTTATTCTTGTGCAGAATACAGGCGGTCAGTCACCATTGGATCCTAATACGCAGATTCAGGGACCTGAACCTCTCGTACGTAACTACAAGTGGATGGAAGAGCTTGTTGAAAAGCTTCATGAAAAATATCCGGATCACTGCTTTATACAGTACAAGCTGCCTAATGAACGCCTGATTGAAGGCTGTGTATCAATAGAGAAACCTTATCTCTGGTACAGGATTCTTGGTGAAACACTTGCTAAAGATGAAGGTAACTTCTGCGTGTGTATTGATTCATCATTGCAGCATATACTTGCAGGCACTGGTCTCAAGACATATGTACTGTGGGGTGAAACAAGACCTGAGCACTTTGGGCACAGTTGTCATGTAAATCTTGACTTTGCTAAGAATGATCTTACAGGTGAGGAACCATACTTCCAGCTGTTCCAGAATAAGCCAGCAGTTATACGGTTTAAGAAACCTGATGAACTGATTAATGAAATGTTTAAGGAGGCTGCAGATGAACAAATTGACTAGACACGAAGCAATAATGGCTATACTTGATGTACCTGAAACACATTTATCTACAGTATATAAGGCAGGTATCATTGAACTGTTATTTGAGAATACTGTACCATATACCATTTATACTAATGGCTGTGATAAACCATGCGATGCGCCTATATTATATACATCTAGCGAATGTAAAGGTACAGACAATCCAGCACTATATGAAAGACCGCGTGACAGTTACATAAGTAATAGTTCCAGTTGTGGTTAATCAGTAGCCCGCAGCATATAACGTGTTGCGGGTATTTTTATGGAGTATGTCATGGAAAAAATATTTGTTGTATCTTGGAATAAAGGTTCTAAGTTCGGTAATGGTTATGTCAAAGCAAAAGATATAGTTGAAGCACGGCAGAAAGCAATAGATGAGCTGTATCTGTGCTTAGAGGATATAGTATATATTACTGAGCATGAAGTAAAAAGTACACAAGCATTCACCGCAGAAGTGCACAGAACAATGCCTGTATGCTATGCACCGTACAGTCCGCTGTATTGCAATGTGTTTTAGTTAACACATATAGCAGGCATAGTCTGTATGTGTAACAACAAAGCGAAGGCAGCTACCAGGTATTAATACATGTTTACACGCTCTGTAGGTAATTGCTCCAGAGCAACAGTTCCATATAGTATAAGAGCAGCAAAATGGTTTTGCATACATAGGCAATTTAGAGCACATACTTGCCCTATAACTTTGACAGTCTTTAACTAAACTTGCGCCTTCTTGATATATAACGTGTGTATAGTTTCTTGTTAAATGATTAATACAGTTCTGATAATAGCAAATATAATTATAAGATAAAGTACAATTCTGGTCATAATAAACCCAAAGTGGTGTAAGTGGATCTATACAATTATTAATATTACGGCATAAGCATATACTAGGATCAGCTGCAAATGCATTATATAATATATACAATAGTATTGCTGCTGATTTTTCTGTAGCCATATTATTGTTATCGTTACCCCAATTACTGCAACAACCACTGCAATACGTCTTATCACACCAGTAATGATCTATACAGTATACACATATACCAGTTGCAGGACTACATACATAACGTTTACAATAATAAAACCACCCGGGTATATTAAAGTAACTGTTGTATGAACTATTTATATTTATTTGAAATTCAGTTAGTGTAGGTCCTATATGCCTATATTGTGCAGATATACCGTTTATACACCAGTAGTAGTAGTAATCGTCTTTATATGTTACATATATATTAAGGTATGATGGTATTGGTTCTTCATTAGTAACTGTACCACAATACAGATGTGCACATAAACATGAGCATGTACAGTAAGTTACACTTGAACCCATATTAATACTATGCCATTGACTAGGCACATCACATGCCAGTGCGTATGCACAACCAATAAGATTAAATGCATCTGCGCAAATGCAGCATGACTTTATTAAACCAGTAGCAGGGTTAAATGTTATAGGGCAACCTGTTGAACGACCCACGCTGTTAGTGCCTGTACATAATGCTATAGGACATTCAGTAGCATTATCATTTAATATTGTCACGGTACCTGTACATGTTAAACCAGCACAACTTGACAAGTCAGGCGGGTAAGCAGGGAGCGTAATATTACCATTAGTATCAGGTGTACAAGCAGAACTACCTAATGTTATTCCTGTCACGGTACCTGTACAAGTAGTCAGTATACCGTCACAAGAACATATTGTATCTGCATATAGTGTACCAGAAGTCCAGTGGAATGCTTTTGCTTCATTAGGTTTTGTACATATAAAGCAAGTGAATGAAGGAGCTGTAGTTGTGCAAGAGAAACCAGTTGTCCAGGCATTACCAGCACATCCCAATAGAGTTCTATTCAAACCGAAACAATATGTAGCAGTTGCAGGAGCACAAACCTTGATGTAAATATCATTTGCACAGTTCCAGTTAGTTCCTGTTCTTACCCAACCAATACCAAGTAAACCTTTGAGAGAGGCAAAGTTTGTAGCATTTATTTCAATACCATTTACATTTGCAGCATCATTAGCACATCCGCCTAGCCACTTTATATTTACTTTATCAACTAAAGAAGAACCAGAAGCCATAATATCAAGTTCAGTAGTTCCAGTCATAAATCCGTCTAACAATCTACCAACTTTGATATAGTAAATAGTATTTGCTGTTAATGAGTAGTTACATTGGCAAGTTACTATTCCGTGCCAGTTGAGATGAGTACATCCTCTATGGTCTGCATACAATCCACCATCTGCTCCACACATTATTACACATTTTTCAGATATTGACCAGGTAGGTGAAGCACTAGTTCCACTATTATACCTGCATCTTAAAGTAAATGTTATATTTGGACAGCAAGCAGCTGAAGCTGGTTGAGTTCCGTGTGCCTGGGTCATATTATAGAAGTTTAATGCTTCAATAGCAGTTGATGCTCTGATATAAGGTGAACAAATATCATAAGGAGACTTGAAAACTCCAGTTGGTAAGAAACAGAATGTGCAAGATGTTGTAGAAGCTGTACAGCCTGTAGCATTATTTACAATAACACAAAGTCCACCATTAATACCATCTATTATTCTTGATGAATAATCCTGGCAAGCGTGTGCTCTATGGAAGTCTATATAAGGAGTACAAGCTGAAAGTTCCATATAACCAAGTCCAAGCATAACACCAGAAGAACCAGTAGTTGAAGAAGTACAAGCAACTATTGGACCTATTTTAAGTTGTCCACAACAAGCATTATATGTAAACTTCTTACCAGAAACATTATTGAAATAAACAGGGCAGATACATCCGTCTACAAATCCACCACCCATCATTAAAACATTTCTATCAGAACTAGTTGATACTGCTGTATACTTTACCAAACAATCGTGAGAACATAAACCATCTCTAATATCAGCTTTAGCCTGAGCATAAGTACAACCACCAAATGTTGCAGCATCTCCACAAAGATTTCCGCATACATTTCCGTACATATAACCATCATAGCAGAAGCAGAAACAATATGCCTCAGTAGATGCTGTACAACCAGTCGCATTACGTACTGCTAATCTAAGTTCTCCTGCTGTATTCTGGTATACACTTGAACTCCAAGTACAAGAGTTGTTATGATAGAATGTAAGTTCAGGAGCAGTACCATTCATAAAGATACCACCGCTTGGTCTCATCTCAATACCGCTTTTTCCAGTAACGCAATCTGTACAAGAAACTCTATTTCCAACATATGCGGAATAAGGTTCTGCTTCCATTAAGATTTCAACACCAGTTGGTAAAGCTGAATCTGTTCCAACACTATATAAAATCTCTTCTCTGTATCTTGTACCCCAGCTCTGACCAATCATTACAAAGTCGTGACCAGAACCACTATTCAACATTGCCAACCAATATTTTACATTTGTAGAACATCTTGAGTCTTTAATGATAACTGGGAGATGTAATATTGTGTTTCCACTAGTTCTCTGGTAGTAAAGTTGTAAAGTTCCACCATTTGCTAAAGCAGCACCATTTCTTCCATAAGAAGCCATCATAGCAATATTTGTCATAAATGATGTTGTATAACCAGATATTCTAGTTGCATAGAGAGAACCAACAAATCCAACACCACTTACACCTGTTGAACCATTATACCAAGAAGTTATATCATACATTAATGTAACAGTTTTATATCCACTGTTATCATTTTTATAAGCTGATATTGTAGTTACATTTCCGAAGTTATTATCACAAAGTGCCCAACCAGTTCCTTTTGCAGAACAATAGTGGTCATTTATCATATTGTCCCAGTGATAGTTGAGAGAACCATAAGCAGAACCACTTGCACGTTTAAGACAAACAAAACAAGTCCAAGAAGGCTCAGTTGTAGTACACTGGAACCAGTGAGTAGTTTCATTTTCAGTTACTGAAACTGTTGCCCAACCATTAAGGTGAACTCTCTCAAGTCCTATACAGATATTAGCGGCAGATGAACCACCGCCTCTTACAGCAAGATAAAGCCAGTTTTTACAGTTCCAGTTATTACCTTCTGATACCCAACCAAAACCAACTATACCATATTTATTGCAAGAACTATAGCTATTTTTATCAATACTTATTATATCTTGATTTATAGCATTATTAGAAGCTGAAGAACCCCATTGAACTCTTACTTTATCAACAACATTTGTACCACGAGCTGTGATAAGTAAATCATTCATACCACATCTACCATCACAGGCACATATTGAACCAATCTTGATATAATATATGTTTGCACAAGTCATTGAGAATGCAGTACAAAGAGGAGTGGTACAAGCATATCCACTACATAAACCAGGAGTATAAAGTAATCCGTTTGCTGGTTGGAATGTAGCATAGCAAGTTTTTGGAACCCATATTCCAGTAATATCTCCAGCACTTGTTCCACCAGTCATTGTTAAATAACAAGTACCACTAGTTGCCTGGCATCTATATATACAAGAGTGGCCAGAAACCTCTCCGCTGAAAGAAGCTGCTGAAAGAACACCAGTTGCAGCATTAAATGTAAGCTGGCAAGCACTTGAAACATTTACACAAGCACATCCTAAACTTGTTGTACCACCTGTTAATAAAACAGGGAATGTACCAGTTGATACAGCATTTCTGCATATTCTGCTTGCACAGAATATATTTGAATCTTTTATATAACTTATTTTATATTTATCAGCATCTGCTGTTGAGTTAAAACAAACTGTTCCAGTTACAGATGCGGCATCTGTATCCATATCTATTGATTGAGAACCAAAAGATTTCAAAACTCTTAATGAATAATCTTGGTATTGATATGTTGAACAAGCATAAATATTCCAGCATCCTGCTGTTGTATCTTTTGTAACAACGATACTTAAACAGTTAGTACCATCACAAGTAAGTGGTACATCTGTCCAACCCTTTACACATAATGCGTTTGCTGAAGAACCAGAAGTTACTTCAATAAGAGTATTATGTAGATTGAAACAGTCATTATTTCCAAAAGTTGTTAAAAGTAATGATAATGATGAAACAGAACCACTTGAAACTGCAAGCTTTCCTAAGAGAAGATATTTATTATGACCAGAAGTAGTATATCTCTTTGTATAAACCTGATTTGGTAAAGTCATTTCCTCAGAGCATTTATTACCTAAGCATACACAAACTTTATAACCAGTTCTGCAGATAGAAGGAGTCATATTAAGAGCTAATGTACCAGAACTTGTTATTGCTGTAGCATTTGTTCCATTTAGGCAAGCATTTACGGAAGTTACTGTACCAGTACACGTAGTATAACCTTTACCTGTTACCCAACTACATGTAGCATAACCTTTACCTGTTACCCAACTACATGTAGCATAACCATTCAGATCACTTGCTACAAGTGTACCAGTACAGCATGCTCCGGGATACGTAGTAGTGTTTATCTGTGCATATGCGTTAAAAGCATTGCTGCTTAAACACAGTGCAGTGTTGTCATCAATTGTACATACACATGAACTGCCACAATATACATTTATACCTGTAACAGTACCACCACCAACGTTTAAGCAGATACAAGTATTCTGGTTCTGGTTAAGCGTAAATGAACCAAGTAAGGCAGTACCGTCAGCGTTACATAGTTTAATAGTACAGTTATACACATCAGTAATTTTAGCAACTGCTATATCTGTAATACCTGAATTGATCGCTGCCCACTGAGCTGCAGTGAATGAAGAATTGTTTAATGTATACTCACATACCCATACACAGCTGGCATTATACTTATACCTATCATAAACGCAGTTACCACAAGTGTCACAGTGTGCATAGAAAGCGTAGTCATTAGGCGTAGCAACAATTGCACACAAGCATGCTAAATTATTAAATGTACCGCAGAAGTTTGCTGTATTAGTAGCAATAGAACTGTTGACAAAGTTCTTGTCTGCGAGCTGGTTAGTTGATGATGCCTGCTCAGGTATCAGATCTGTAATGGCACTGATTAAATCATTTATTTCACACTTAGTATAAAAATCAGTACCAATATTTACTGTATATGTGTTATTCCTGTTATCAGTAATGGTGAGCGTGTTGTCTTCATACTCAAATGAATATGCCGTGTCTATCGTATCATTGAATATTACCGTATCACCAAACAGTCCGTGTTCAGTAACGGCAAGCTTGTGTGTTGATTCATCAAATGAGAATGTATATGTCTTGCTTGTATCTGGCGGGATGTTTCTTAAATCGTTATAGTCACCGGATAATGCTACTTCAGATAATGACGGCTTATTGCATATATACGCAGGTCCAGATAGTGCAAGCCAGTCGCTGTTTACCTGTTCTGGTATAACAGGAGCACCTAATAAGTCTGCATATAGTCCTGATGTAGCAACACGTGCTAGTTCTGGTTTATTCTTTATATAAGTAGGACAGTTACTATCCGCCTGATTCCAATCTGATTGCTGCTGTACTTGACACAAATCTGGTTTATTGCACAAGTCGTTATAATCACCAGAACACGCTACACAAGATAACTCTGGTTTATTACATATTAATGCTACACCTTCTGTTGCTAACCAGTCACTGTTTACTTGAGCAGCGGGTATAGCAGGCACTCCGCATAGATCACAGTAGCAACCAGAGCATGCTACACGTGCAAAGTCAGGTTTATCGGTAAGACTGCTATACGTACCAAGTGTGGCTACACTAGCAAGTATAGGCTTATTACATATAGCGGATACACCTGATGAAGCATCCCAGTCTACGTTAACCTGCGTACGTGCAGTATTTATCATGTGTAATGCTTGCTCAACAGTAGTAGCAAGTGTACCATTAATGTTTACAGGGCTAAGAAGCATCTGTGTCTGGTATGGTGCAAGTGCATTGTCAAAAGCACAGCACAGTCCTGTACAAGTATACACACACTTATTGTTTATAAAACGTATGCTATTAGAATCATAAGGATCTGTGTATGTACCATTTACAGATGGTAATAGCATCGGTGTAGCTAATGATGAAGAAACAAGTGCCTGTCTTAAAGTACTTGTTTCCTGTTCAATGATTGGGGTTATCAGTTCTGTTGTTATTTCTTCACGAAAGTTATTTGTTTCTTGATTAGTAATAGGTGTAGCCAGTGCATGTGTTTCAATGCTACTGGCTACAGTATTGTTTACTGAGTGAGTTAATGGAGTCTTTAATTTTGGTGTACTTTGCCTTGTTGCCATTATGCACTCTTCTGTTCCTTAGTATTTTCTTCTTGTGGCTGGTTAGCCGCTTGCTGCATCTGTAAAGCTTGTTTAATTTTACCACGTAACCACAGTGTGTACTTAGTATATAGATCCTGTGGTACACTGTCTACTTCTCTTAATCTATTAGCATACTCTTCTTCAAGCAATGCTATATATTTTGCTTTAATATCTTCTTCTGGCATACGTTACTCCTGCTTAGGCTCAAACTTAGCGTCAGCTTGTGTCTTAGTATAGAAATCTGCGTTTACTTCTTCTTTTGTATACACAGTACTGAAGCTGTCATCTATTTGTTCCTTAGAATATATCTCAGTGAGTATTTCTGCTGGAGCAGTAAATACATTATAAGTATGTACCAGTCCGTTATCCATGCTAGGAATACGCCAAGTATCTACAAAATCTTCTGGCGGTGGTAGCGGAACATCTGTGTCTTTAGCATAGTGACACTTAGTAGGGTATAATGCTTTAAGAGCAGCTTTCTCACCGGCTGTTAATGCAGTGCCATCTTCATGTAATAAATCATCAATAGGCATGCCATTAGCAAGATGCCAGCCCTGCAATATAGCTCTGCCTGTATTAGCAGTATTAGTATTCTCACCACTCACTTGCCACATAAACACAACACCAAGAGGCACCATCTGATTAATAATGTTTATAGCAATGCTCGTCAATTCACGAACTGTTGGTGTGTCTATTACTACTGGTGTTACTGGTTCTCGTTTACATGGCCCGTTAAAATCAGTTAACGGGCCGTTGCTGAACTTACTCATACATACGGCCTCCTGTTATTAAGACGATGTTCCTGAAGTACCAGATGTTCCTGAAGTACCAGATGTTCCTTCAATAAGCTCGTCTACTTCTTCTTTTGTATAATACAAACCACCAGATACACCAGATACACCGGACAATGCACTTAAGTATCTTTCTGGAAGATTATAGTCAAGATAAGAGTTAACGATTACTTTTGGTATGATACCCATGTTGACAAGGTCAATCATGATGTTCTGGTATAGTGCTGAATGCTGGTCTGCGTAACGTTTATTAGCGTCCACGAATGCTGGGTACATATTATGCCTCCTTCTTTTTACCAGCAGTAGCAGCAATGAATGTAATCACAGCGTCTACAGCAGTAAAAGCGGCAACAGCCAATGAACCAATCTGTTTAATATCTTCAGCATTGATTCCACCAATTGTCAAGCCTACTGTAGAAAGTGCAAGAACCACTGATTCAACAATAAGCACTACTCTGTTATGAAAGAAATCCATAACACCATTGTTTGCTTTCGTCATACTATTCCTCCTATAGCAATATATCTAGCCACCTAGGTAGCTTGAAGCCTTTAGCATACAGTATAAAACCTATTATCATTGCAATAAGTCTTAAACCAACAAGTACAATTAATACAGTTAATACTTTATTCTTTATTATCAGTCGTTGCTGCTGTCTCAGAATAGTATCGTAGCAGTCGTTCAACTGCTCGTTGATACTCGTTAAAGAGTTCGATAACATCATCGACTGTTCCTTCCATTGCTGCGCTTCGCTCTGCGATAGCTGCAAGCTCTCGGATAGCATTGTCAATTGTTCGGTCACGATTGCGGAGTTCTTCTTCAAGTCTATCAATTTGCTGCTGATACTCGAGGATGTCTTCTGTAACTCCTGTTCTAGTTGACTTGCATCCTGTGAATAAACCGGAGCAGCAAAATAAAAGAACACCAGCAAGAGCACCACCAAAGAAACATAAAACCGCTTTACGTATCTCATTCATACTATCTCCTATTCAAGTAACTTCTTAGCAATGATTACTAAGAGCTGAATCAACCAGTATCTGAATGGTTGCCACCATTTATAGTTTTCAAGTGCTGACTCAATTGCCAGTACTTTCTCTTCATCAGTTGGAGCTGCCATATATCCTCCTATGGTGTGAATCTAGCATCACCAGTTATATATCCTCTTTGTCTCAAGTAATCAAATTGTTCAGCAGCATTAGGGAATCTGTTGTTGAACATTTCAATACCGCCTTGACCTAGTTTACCTTCACCAGCAAGCTGTTCAGCAAGCTGTGTAACACGTGCACTGTCCCACGTTCTATTTTTAATACGCTCATTTTTGCGTTCGTTATATTCAATACGTTTATATGCTTCCTCATTCTTGAGGCCCATTTCACTATACTTTTTTCTTGTGTTCTTAGGTATAGCGTCTATTGCTTCTTGTACCTTTTCTGGTGATGATATGTTTCCAAGCTCATCACTAGCACTGTCATAAATCTCAGCTATCTGCTCAGGTGATACACCTTTTTCAAGCAATTCTTTTATAGCTGACAGTTTATTAATTTTATCTTTCTGTGCTTCACTATACACCAAACCTGTTTCACCAGATGCAAACTTTCTACCAGAAAGACCACCAGTATTATTATCTTCTACATACTCAAACTTATATCGTGAACCGTGTACTGTACCACGGATACGTATAAGGTCCCAAAATCTAATACCAAGAATATGCCGCTGTACACCATGAGAATCAGGTCGTGTAACATCACTTAATGCTAAAGCAAATAAGTGAGCAGCTAACCCAATAGGAACTCTGAAGTACGCAACGACACTGTTATTCCAGAACGTTACCTTAAGTATCTGATACGTTCTAGCATAGGACATGTGAAGTATATGACCTTTGCCATCAGTTTCCATTATCCTACCTTTAGTATTCTTACCAAAAGCTCTGTCTATATAGTCAGCAGGTGTCTGCACGTCACGTGCTCTTCCTGACTGCTTATAACTTTCAGATAGCTCAGATGGAACTGCTGAACGGTAAAAGGTCATATACTCTTCGTAATCATCTTCTGGCATCTGATAGTGATTACCAGCAGATGATGTCAAGTCTCGCATAGGCGGTTGCTTAGGAAGAGTACGCCAGCCATTAAGTATGTTCCAGCTTTCATTGCGCTGCTTTTTAGTAGAGCGCTTAAAAGCATCATGGGATTTTTTCCATGCATCATACATGTCTTGTGCTGGAGTAGGCATTAGCAACCACCTTTAATCTTAAGCATTGTGATAGCTAAGATTTACAATAGGATCCTTAAGTTTGATTACTGTGTATGTATATGGATATTCTGTGAAGAGAGCACCCATTTCATGCATAGCAACTGGTACAACGTTCTTAGGATGACGGAAACCAGAACCATTAGAGAAGTTAGCTGTTCCACCATCACTGAGAGAAGGACTACCGAATGTGATACGCTGTGAAATATCCATCTTAGCAAGCAGCTCGTTTGGAATTGCAAGCTCTTCAATCTTCGGTGGAGTAGATTTGCTCCATGTTTCCTGAATGTACTTGTCAATTTCAAATGTTGAATTGTCCCAGCAGTTGTAAGAAATATCATTCTTAGGTCCAACGATAATAACATCAGTTGGCATGTTAAGATCTTCAACAACCTCTTTGATAACCTGATTACCAATCTGGTAGTCTGTAGACTTAACACCACGCTGATAAACAATTGGTCCTTCAACAAAGTTATCACGAAGAACTGTAACGTTAGAGCCTTCCTCATAACCCATTCTGAGTCGTGTTACTGGGTTCATCCAGATACCAATTTCAGCATAAGGTACTGTAGACTTAGTAAGCCATACACCGCGCATGATAGTATCAATAATTGCTTCATTATCATTCTGGAAAATGAAACCACCTGACTGTTCAGTAGAGTATGTAAGTCGGTTAGCCTGACCACGGAATGGAAGATCCAAACCAAGACGTTCACCTGCATGGCCAGATGCAAGGTTAGTATACCATGGGAACAGGTCAGCAAGACCTTCCATAGCACCTGTAACAGCACTTGAGCCATAAGTATAATATATATCAGATGTACTGTAATTGAACTTAGCAATTGTACCAAGAACATCTGAATCATTGTAAGTTGCTTTATGCATCTCAATACCATTTGTTACCCAAGAAGTAGCAAAGATATTACTATTTGCAGCAATTTCACGGTTACCAGCAACTTCAAGGAACTCACCTTCTTTCCACTGTGTCACCAAGTTACCAACAGCAACAAGTGTAAGATAACCAGGCTGGTTATCAAGTACCATGTACATTTCACGAACGTCAGCTTTATCCCAAGGCTGTGATTTACCGTCAGTTGAAATTGTCTTAATAAGGTATTTACCTTTCTTAAAGTTACTGTTGAATACATTGATTGGTGTACGAATAGTAAATGGAACACGTTTGCCTGCATAGTTGCTATCATATTGTGTCCATGTACCATCAGCGGTAGATGCAGCTCTTGCAGTAGACCACTCTGCATCAGTATAAGTCTGGTTAACTACATTCAAACCAGCAGGGGCAACCTGACCAGCCATCTGTGTATCAATTGAACCACGGAGCTGATGAACAACACCAAAGCGACCATGAATAGCAAAGTTTTTGAACAAAGAAGCAACGTTGTTTCTGAGTGAGTGCATACGCATAGCATAGTCACTTTCAAAAGCAGCCTGCTTCTCTTTTGTTTCAAGGTTAACCATCATGTCAATATCGAAACCATCAGATACTGTACCATATGTAGCATGGAAAATACCATAGTCAAGTTCACCCGGACGAATGAGCCCAACGTTATCTTTGAATGTCTGTGAGTTCAAAGAACCACCGGTATTTGTATTAGCCAAAAGCATACGATATTCAAACTTATCGTTAAACTTCCACTCACGTTTCTTGCCACGGATAAGTCGAACTATATCCGACTGACATGGAAACAAACCATTGAGCAAGTAATCAGTAATGAATACCTGCTTAGTAAGACCCTGAAGGTAGTCTTGTGTAATCATAATTCATTCCTCCATTATGATTGATTGAATATAAAGTCTGCTATAAAGCAGGTACTTCCCATTATAATATCAGGCCTTTAAGAGCACTGACAACATGCCTATTAATTGGCTGTAAACCTTCTGTAGGCTTTACACCAAATTCTTTTTCATAGTCTTCTGCAGCTTTAGCTGCCCCAGCAAGTGCTTCAATTTCAAGTTCACCGCCTTGACCAAAGTCTTTTGGTGGTTTACCTTTCATATCTGATGTAACTGTTGGTTTAATGTCTGCACCATCTTTCTTGTTGTAATTATTAAACGGATTCTTCTCTTCAAAAGACTTGTCGCTAGCTTTAGGTTCTGCTTTCTTAGCTACTTCTTTAAGACCTTCATCTGCTTCTTCTTTTGAATCTGCAGCTACAGTAGCTTTATCAACAGTGCCATCTCCATTGGTATCAACAGTTACTGTATCTTTATCACCGTCACCGTTTACATCAGTAACTTCTACTTTTTCCTCTACAGGTATAGCAGCATATACTTTATCATAGTCTTCATCACTAAGACCGATGATAGCATCTGCTAAGTCCTGTGGGAGTTCATCAGCGTCTGTTAAACCGGCTAACGCAGCAATAATCTCATCTACTGACATAGGTTCCTCCTATTGCATACAGGCAGATAAAATATTACTTGGAATAGTACTGCCTGCAGGTTTCTCTTCGGTTTGTTCCTTTTTATTAGAAACATCTTTAAAGTTACGCTTCTGTCTTATATCTGAGATAATATTTCTGAAGCGTGAGTTAATCATAGGTTTAATGATTTCTTTCTGATTTGCATCTGATACAACCGGTTGTGACTGTGTATTCATAGGAATGTCTGCGGGTGCTTCAGCTGGCATAGCAGCTGCTTGATCCATAGGAATATCTGCTGGTGCTTCCATAGACGGCTCCGGTGGTAAGCCAAGATCACCTTGTGTAAGGTCTGCTGGCATTGTAGCATAGTCATCAAGTGTAATATTATTCAAGTCTTGGTCAAGTTGTAAATCAGCAGCTTGCTGGTTAACTTCTTCTGTGCTGTTTACAGCTTTAGTAACATTATCAATCTCATCTTTAATGCCTTCAATAGTATCTTCAACAATACGAGCATTTTGTTTAAGCATGCCTTGTAATGTTTTAAGGTCATTATTAAGTCCTTCAAGAAGCTGTGCAGTTACTTCCTGATTGATTTCTTCAATTTCTCCGGCATCAAACTGTTCAAGCAATGTGTCAAATAACAAGTGGCTTAAACTCTCATTATCTGTATACTGATTACCGATACCATTATACCAAGAGTTATACTGGTCATCATACATCTGCTGATACCTAGAGTTTTCAAGTGCGGATAATCGTTGATTAAGTAAATCAAGTTCTGACTTCTCCATCTCTGTACCTCCATTATATTATATAATACATATATTTATCCTGTAAATATATAAATTATCCAAAACTATTAAGTGCCTTAACAACCGCTTCGCTTACCTTGTTACCTCTAGTATCATCACCCGGCTCTTTATCTTCCCAGTTATTTATAAACCTGTCAATAGTATCATTAGCTTTTTTAATATACCAATCGTCACTATGAGACTGCTTATTATGCAAATCCCAGTCTCTAGCAACTTGTATAAGCAGCGATACTACCTGCTGGTTGCCACTTTGTAAGCTATCTCTGTCATAATGCTGATAAAGATAATTATACATTTTATTTTCAGCACTGTCAATCATGTAGCATATATCTCCTATTACTGCCACCTGTCTCTTATAGCATCAGCTATGCTACCAAGTGCTGTTTTCTCTTCTTCAGTATACAGTTCAGCATCGTCGTCATTAAGTTTCTTGTTAAGTTCTTCAGGTGACTTAGCATCAGATTCAAGTATATCACTTATAGCTTTATCTGTACCATCTCCGTTATCCTGTGCAATGTCCATAGCATTAATATGCGCAATGGCTCTTTCATATTTCTTAGACTTATCTGCTTTTTCCTCAAGATCTTCTTCTACTTTTACTTCTGAAGAAGTGTCTTCCCATGTAGCACCTTTGTGCATTGCCTCATTGATCTGCTCCATATCTTCATCAGAAATCTTGTAGCCGCCGTCTACCTTCACAAATGTAGCGATATACGAATGCTGTTTACCTGTGTCGTCTTTGAATGTTACCTTCTTAACAAAACTGTCCATTATAGCCAATCTCCTATTGTTGGTGGATTTACATTTGTTATACGCTGCCAAGCAGATTTGTTCTTCTGCAGGAACGCTTCAAATGCATATTTAGATTCTACGAGTTCTTTCTGAACTCCCATTATATTACTCTCATTGAGAGCACTGAATTTATCAGCAAGTCTAGCAACAAGATACCTGTACATTTCGGGTACCGGGTATGTAAGCACTGTGTCTGGTGTCCAGCCAAGTTCCTTTATTCTATCACTATCGTTGTAATCTATGACAACTACACCCATGCCAGTCTTATCATTGTAGTCAGTAGCAAGATACTTTACATTACTTGTCTTGCCTGTGAAGTCAAACGGGTTGTACCTTGTCCATATCCAGTTAGTATCATAGAAGCCTGATTCAAATCTATCCTGATAGTTATTATAATATGTACAGAATATATAAGGATAGCAACAAGATACATATACAAGTGACCAGTTACCTTCTTCAGCATCTACAGCTGGTCTGAATAAGTAACCTGTTATATCTTTATCATACTGACTGTCACCACTAACATGTTTCAATATCCAGCTTGTCTGTGAAGATATTTCTGAGTCCGTTACATTCTCATTTGATACGTCTAAACCGTTTCCACTTAATAATCTGTATACATTATATCTGTTACTTCGTTTCACTTTATAATCATCATGCAGAATAGGGTCACGGTTATGATGTGTAAAGAATACCTGCGGACATGCCGGTACAAAGTACAGCCATACATTGTGTCGTGTAGCATCCCATACATATAAGTCATTACCTGAGATCTGATATGTACCTTCAGAGGTTAAGTCTGTAGTACCTGCTTCACGGTATACATATCGGTTATGGTCAACAGGTGTCTGCGCTCTGTATATCTGTACTGTATTCTTTAAGCAGCGTGGCAAATGTGTAAGACGTTCTTTAATAGGAATAGTAATACCATAAAAACCATCATCAATCATTGCCATGCGGCTGTATATATCTGACCAAGCATAATTAAGATAGTTTAAGCAATCAGAGAATGTATAACTGTTTAATGCCTTTGTCTGTGCAAGGCACATAGCATCTTCAAGAGCATCACTTGCAAATGTTTTATTCTCTAATTGGAACATTATGCATTCTCCTTAGCTGCTTTCTTATCAGCTTTCTGCTGAGCTTTAGTTACTTTCTTCTCTGCTTTAGCAACTTGCTTGTCTACTTTCTTCTGGTTCTTTTCAAGTGCACGACGTACTGATTCAGATAAACCATAATCACCGTAAGCATAGTCCAGCTTACCAGTCTGTTTGCTTGCTTTAGCTTGTGCATTTGGTACAGTTACAGCACCTGCATTATATGAAGCTGCTTCTGACATACTGAATATACTATCAGTAAGTCTATCAGAAATTGCCATTGCTTCCTGTTTCTCAGCAGCAGTTAACTGTCTGCCAAGCTCTGCTTCCTTACGTTTTAGCCACTCTTGTCTTGCTACATCTGTAAGATATGCTTTCTGTGAAAGAGGTAAGTCACCAGTACGATTAGCAAGCATAGAAGATAATACAGGGTTATTTTGCCATACAGCATAGAAATCATTAGCAAGATCATAGTTAACCTGATTAGCAATATACTGTGCCATCGTCTGTACATACATTGATAATGATGTTGTAGCTGGTAGCTTGTAATTAAGGTCAGCGCTTATCTGTCTGAAGGCAGCTTCCATCTGAGGGTCAATAGATGCATACTGTCTCTGCTGTCCCATTGTCATCTCATCACCAGCTTTACGTATATCAAGAGCATGCCTGTTTACATCTGCCTGTAACTGAGCCTGCTCCTGTCTAACTTTATTAGCAATATTTTCATTCTGTCTCATCTGTCGCATTTCTTGTGTCTCGATAGGTTCCCAACGTTCTGACCTACCAAGCTCAATGCCTTGCGCACCACCTTTAAGTGTACGTGATCCAATGTCACCAGATCTCCACCATCTACGATTATTCAAAGCATCTGCAAGACGTGACAGGCGTTCTGTCTCAGAATAATTTTTACCAGTCAGCTGATTAGTTCTAGCAAGATTACTATATTGCTGCTGGTTTACAGCCTGTTTCTGTCCAGCACCGTACAGACCAACAGCTTGATTAGTAATGTTATTTGAGTCATAAAGTTTTTGTGAACGGTCGTCTCTTAATGCTTCATCTGTGTTAAGAGCTCCGGGTAAATTCTGATTAGGGTTAATTATATTACGTAGCCCGCCAGCTCCAGGTGTAAGCTCTGCTGCTCTTTGACCTGCGTTTATTTGTGAATTAAAAGGGTTATCTGCCATGTTTAAGCTCCTGTACTTCACGTGCTAAATCAGCAATAGCACCTGCATTCATTAATGCAAGTCTAGCTGTATCAACTGTCTTTACACCTTGTGATGTTTCCTGTACACAGGCAGGATTTACTTTCTCAAGGTCCTGTGCCATTATGCCTATCTGCCGCTGCTGAGGGTCAATACTCGGGTCAATAGCAGTTGCACTATCTTTATAAGTATAAAGGTAATTCCGTAAATTACTTGCATACTTATTGATTACTGATTCATCATCAATGTCATCATTATCGTCTACACCCATCTGTTGTAACAACCATGCTGTATCTTCTACTGTTGGATCGTCAAACTGCATACCTGCAACACGTACTAAGTTTTCAAAATCAGGGTCAGCACTGCAGCAACGTTCATAGAGACTAGCTAACTGTTCATCAGTAAGATCATCTATAGTCATTGTTTATCTCCAGTATTACTTACTACACGGCCCTGGTACTCATACATACTAGCTGGTGCATCAGGGTTCTTGCTATAGAATTCATATGCGCTATTTCTAAGACGATTAGCTTCAGCTTTATTTGACATATCATAAAGCCTTCCTGCTACTGTATCACCAGTTAACTGTAATGCACCACCTGCTGCCTGTAAACCAGCACCACGTAACTGCCTAGCGTTAGCAAGAGAATTGTTAATGTCTTCAAGTGCTGTAGTTCCAGGACCATGCAGTGTCATTAATGCTTTACCAAGAATACTTCGTCGCATAGCGGGAATGCCAAAAGCTAACTTAGCAGCGTCTCCTGCTACACCAAGACCCGTCTCTGTTGCAAGTCCTCCAAGTGATTTATTAACATCTTCAATAATATCTTTTTTAGGGTCACTCTTAGCTATAGTTGCAGGCGTTGTCTTTGTCATTGTAATAGGTCCAATTGGTGTATCTTTTTTAATAATATCACTAATATCAATGTTATTATCCTGCATTACCTTGAGTAATTTTTTCAGTGTCTTTATCTGTGCCGGTGTTATTGCCATTTGTTCCTCCTATTGTAACTGTAAATCATAATCATTTTGCATAGTAATACCACTAGTATCAATAGGCCTGTATTCTTTACCTTTACTAGTAAGTACTTCGTAGTAATACTTATTATTACTATCTTTAACTATAGTAGTAGCTTCTTTAGGCAATGTTATTCTTTGTCTAAGCATGTCTGCTTCTGTACTAGATACAGGCTTCATGTTACTACCAACAGCTTTTGCAGATGTATCATCTACTATTGCATTACCCACGGTATTTATATTTGTACCGGCTACATTGTCAGATTTAAATATAGTATTATTATTACTTGTTGTATTATCTGGTTGCTGCGGCTGTTGTTGTGTACTAGGCTCTTCTTTATTAGCTGTCTGGTCATTAGTAACTACCGTACTTTGGTTATTATTCTGTGTTTGTTCACCTTGATTATCTGTTACTTCTGTACTAGGGTTGCTGTTACTAGTCTCTTCTTTATTAGTAATAGTATCTGCAGTTACTACATATGGACTGTTACCTGCACTAAGTGCCTGTACCTGATTATTATATCTATCCTGCTGTTGTGTCTGATAATCTTCTGATGCAGCAGCCTTGCGCTCTTGAATACCGAACTGCTGTGATGTATACCTTGACTGCGCATTGTCTAATGCAGTATCACGGCGTTCGTCTGAACGCTGTTCATATCTTGCATAATCAGGTGTAACATCTGTGGCAGCTTTAGCAGCAGCAAGAGCAGCAGCACCACTACCAGCGTCAGCTGACAAATGAGCAGCAGCTTGTTGCGCCTTGAACGCTCCTTCACTGGCAGCAGTTCGTTCAGCTTCTTGTCTAGTGTCTCTATTAGCAATCTGCATGTTAGCTTGCTGTGCTCTCTGATATTCAGCAGCTTCTGTCTGATGCTGCGCAGCTTGCTCATTAAGATATGCAGAAGATTGGTCATGTGCTCTACCTTTATCCCAAGCACTTGATGCAATGTTTCCAAGTGCATTATAAAAATTAGCCTGAGCAGCATACCTCTTGTTCTCAAGCTCCTGTCTTTGTGAAATAAGTTTATCCAGTTTATCCTGTAACTGCTGTTTCTGTTCAGGGTCAGTAGTAGATGCAAGCTGCTGCCTCACCTGCTGAATATCAGCATTTACATCTTTACGGGCCTGTATATCGGCTACACGCTCCTGATTAGCTGCAGTGTTCTGAAACAATCTGTCAAGATTATTATACAGCCTGTTAGACCAGTATGGTTGAGATCTTGTTTCTATCATAATAGGATTGTTTTCACCGGCCATTTTACTTCCTCAGTTGTTCATAATACTGTGAAGCTACCTGCATAGCTTTCTGATACTCTTCATTAGTAGCTTTCTTATCTGCAGCCCAACGCATACGTGCTTCGTTCATTCTGTATTCTTTATTGCCTTCTGCATCAGCTTTAATCTGCTCAATGTCTCTAAAATACTTTTTTGCCTTATTGATATATTGTGCTTTAATCTTTTTAGCATTACGCATAGCCTTTTGGTACTGTTTCATCAGGTCACCCCGCTGATCGAGTGGCACACCAACTGCCTGTTTATCTACATTATCTTTTGGCTGTGTAGCTGTTGTGGTTGTAACTGTAGCAGATTGTGTTGGAGCAGTAGCTTCTGGCTGCTCGGTGGGTAAATTAAGTTTCTGTCTTGCCCAGATAACATCACCTTTTGAAAGCCGTACGTAACCGTTAACTGCCTTCGGGTGATTTGGTAAATACATATATTTACCGGCAGCATTCCAATCTGACTGTGCTTTTAATGTAGAAGGTATAACTTCACCCGGTGCCTGCTGTGACTGAGTCTGTTGTGTTTGCTGAGGCTGCTGAGGCTGCTGAGGCTGACTGGGTACTGAGGTATTATTGCCTTGTGTGTTAGTAGCTATTCTATCATTATGCATTTGTTCAGCTGTGTCTTCTGCTACACCTACATTAGACGGGTACTGTTTAATACCTGCCTGTATCTCGTAGTCTTGTATATCTGGTTGATTCGCTAATTTAGGTTGGTACACTGACTGTTTATTTAATTCTACAGTAGCTTGTGCATCAGCTTGTTTTTGCTTTGCAGCGGCTTCTTTAGCGGCTTCTTTAGTCTCATCATAATAATCTCTTGCCATTTATACAACTCCTTATTATAAGTATATCAAATAAATACATTCACGTAAATGTACCATTTTTATAATTCAACAAGCTTCTGAACGTCTACTTGCTGTGTCAACTGTGACGTTCTATTCTCTGTTATAATCTTATATTCACACTGTAATGCGCTTATAGCTATATATGCATCAGACCATACGTGTAACCTTTCACGATTACCTGCACCATTCTTACTAGTATACCTGAAGCTATAGTAACCATAGTTACCTGTTCTTGTAAACAGTTCTTTGGTTAAGAATACATGTGTAGGTCTATTTACTACTTTACCACCAGGTGTCATTGTCTCAGCACAAATATTTACAGTAGCATAGTTATTATCTGCGTACAGCCAGTCCATTTCAACAGGCCAAGCAAACGTTATTGTCCATTCAAACATACAATCAGTTTCTTCATCTATACCAAGTGGAGAAGTTACCAGCAAAAATGGGTTATGCGTCCAGCCTTTAATTTCAAGATTATCTCCAATCTGCTGTGTTACCCATTTATACTTATCTTTATATGTTCTGAATGGATGATATATTTCGCGAGGTACTCTTGTCCATTTACCGTAATTATCTTTAATACTCTTAAGCATGTAATTAGAATAAATAAACCTGTTAATTATACAGCGGTTTGGTCCTTGAAATACTACACCACTTGCTAAACTTAAAATACGGAACCAGCTTCTTGTATTAAAGATATTTGTAGTAGGTGGCTGTATTTCACCAAGCACTGAGCTGTCTTTAAGAATGAGTATCATTATGTTATCTGTTTCATCCTCATCGTCAGTAATGTCTACTTCAAGTCTATTAAATGTAGCAAGACACTGCATAACTACTTCCTGACTTATGAAGTCATATCTACCGGTCTGTATATCACGGAAACGTTCCATCATATCTATAACATGCAAGTTTGTACCACCGCTATACGAATAATATTGACGTGTAGCCTGTGAATAGAAAAATGCTTCTAATGGTGTAGCACCAATATATTCAAGTCCTAAAGTAGGTACAAGCTGCTCCGTTACAACAATGCCATTCTCAGTAGTAACAGAACATATATACTCATTTGTCATTCTATAAACGTTTCTATTAATAACAAAATCAACTGACTCCGGTGCTTTATATGCATTCTGTGTATTACGTAAATCTGTACAAAGTGACGTAACGCCGTCTACTACGGCAAGATGATATGTAGCAAGAGTCTTAACTGCAGCTGGTAATGTGTTTACGAACTCAGTGAAAATAGGTACTGCGTATCTTACAACACTTCTATTTTCACCTATAGCTGTGGATGCAAGACCTTCTTCTTTATTGAACATCATTACATCGTTGTACAGTTTATCTGCAACATCAACAGGTACAGATACAATTGGTGCTGCATTAAAATTACCCATAAACTGATTTGGAGGAAGTTTGTTACTACGCTTAAACCTATCATTTGTCTGGAAGCAGTACATATAGTTCAAGCTTTCTTTATTCATACCCTTACCGCCAATCCAGTTAACGATACGATAGCCGACACCGTCAAAAGCATGATATACAAGCCTTCTGTATATAGCATTCTTTCCAGTGTTATTAAGTGCAAGAGCATCTGGTGTAACTGCCCAAGGTCTTATGTAAGCAGCTGACACACCATGCTTTATTTCTATAGCAGCATATGATGAAGCTACACCGCAGAACCATGGAGTAATAATTATATTACTAGGCATACCATCTATAATCTTTGTATCTTTACATGATATCCAAGCAGTACCACCGTTAACTGTTGTTTGTGAAAGCTGCCAGTCTCTGTCTACAATATAGTCCTGTATAGCCGGTGCTGGGAATACAGGTGTACCACAATCAATGTTTTCATTACGGAATGATGATGGGCTCAAGAATGAATCAGAACCTACAACATAAGCCATGTCATTAGGTAGCTGACTGTCTGGTTTAATCTTACCATAACATGAAGCTACAAAATAGTCCACATCACCGTTCCAAAGTAAACGTACATCTTCTGCAGGCTTTCTAGTAGTATGTGTAATCTGCTCATCTATTGGTGATACGAGTTTAAGATTATTTGCAAGATTCTGTAGACCAGTACCAAAGCCTGCATACTCTTCAAACTTAGACTGATGTATAGACCACTGCTTATTATCTGCAGTAGCAACTACATACTCATCACGATATGTTTTAGCAACGCCGCAATCCCAGCACGGCCACATGAAACTCTCAGACTTAGCACCATACTTATGTTTACCTTCAATATCATAATTGTGCATTGACTTAAGTGCTGTTATCTGACTGGTCATTGTGTCTGCGCCCATTGAGTCAAGTATCTGTTCACCGTACTTAAGGAATATTTCCTGGCTTAATAGTGTAGTCTGTAATACGGCTGCACTAAGCAATAATATCATAGCTGCAACTAAACCAACAGAAGATTTTGCTAAGTTTACAGCTGTGCCTATAATGCCACCACCACCAGAGTTACCAGATGCATTTGTATAGTCTGCAGTCTTAAGTATCTGGTCTAAAGCTGTCTTTGTAGCAGCATGTGCCAATTCAACCTGTAACAAAGTAAGATGCTTAAATATGTACTTAAAAGTAATCTGATTAAGTTCAAATTGATTTGAAGTAGCAGATTGTGCAACACACTGTGCAACAAAGTTATGATTAACATATCCTGGACCTGCATGTACATGCTGCTTATTACTTGTAGAATAAAACATGTCAAGTGTCAAAGTAGATGCAACACTACTTGTCATAGCTGGTGTCATACCTGATAATGTCATATCAGAAGCAATCATTGAAGATATATTCTGTAATGCGTACTGTGAATATGCCTTGCCTTTATCAGTCTGCTGTGACTTATTTAACGATGCATTTACAGATAGTCTAGCCTGTGCGCTTAAAGCAGATGTGATACCTGCTTGCAAAGCACCAAGTGTCAATACAAGGAAACCATTAAGCTTTGTCATTAGCTTAGGGTCTACTGACTGTTTGTATATTACAGTATTGAATCCAAGTTCATCTTCAGATATAAGTGACATGTAATTTTCTGTAGTACTGTCATCATTGTTACTAGATAATGTTTCAAGGTCATTTGTATCTGATGCATCTTTTTTAGATATATGTGTACTGTTTGAATTGTAATGTACATAAGCATACTGACCAATAGTCTGCTGTAAATAACCGGAGAAACTTAATTTCGGTATACAGTACCACATTACTGGGGCAGCTGTCAATAAATTAAATGTCCACTCTATAGCAGTGGCTGTCTTATCGTTATCCAAGAACTCACGGAACAGCTTAGAGAACAAATGAGGTTTAATAGCAAAGTCTGTAACTGTCCTTGTATAGAAAGACGGACTTTCATATATAGCTGCATAGTTATTGTTAATAGGTAATGCCCTGATACTGAACTTTCTTAATGCCGGATTTGAGTATTCGACATGGCTTACTATACCGGATATTTCTCTAGTAATATACCACTGCTGATTACCATCACCTACTATAGTAAGATCTCTACCTGTCAATGTATTTATCTCATCAGTATACTGCGCATACTTAGGCTTGTTATTAAGCTCTATCTGTACATCGAATACTGTGCCTGTGAAACCACCTTGATCTGGATCAAAGCATATTGAAGGTATCTCACCACCAGTAAGTGTACCGTCTACACCAACAAAGCCATATCCCTGAATAACTTTAACTGATTGATTACCAATATCTATTACAGCTGCCCATTGATTAAAGTTATTATCTACATGTATACCGAATATAACTACACCAAATATACTTGTAGCAGAGAACTGTGCATCAAAAATAAAATCAGATACCTGTAAATCATTATACGTATATAGGAATCCACCTATATTATTTGGTACAAGCTGCTCACCAAGTTTTCTATGTATCAGCTTAAGCTCTGTAGTATTTATACATTCCAAGAAGTTTGTTCTATCAAGACTATAGAACTTAACCTGCATCGTCATATTATCAGACAATGTAACTATCCACAAGTATGCCTGTATTATTCCTGTATACCCGGCTTTAGCATTTACATTGGTAACACCGTACTTAATAACATCTTTACCAAGTAATACAGTTCTATCTATTACAGTATCTTCTATAACTTCATAAGCATCGCCATTCCAGTCATCTACCTCACCTGTCTTACGTTTAAGATAGAAGTTATGTTTATCAAGAACGAGAATTGTACCTTTATCATTTGTAAACCAGAAGTTCTCTACTTTATCTGTTGTTTCCCAAGCCTGCTTTAAGAACTGGAAATCCTTTCCATAATCATAAGTACCAAGCACATTGTCTTTAACATCCGGGTCACTTGTATCTATATAAGAATAATCAAGTGTGTTTCTAAACTTAGTATCATTAAATATATCATCTAGTTTAATGGCACCTGAAACTACTTCACTGCCATTATTTAATTTAAGTAATAACTCATCATCGTTGTCACCACCAAAACCTACTGAATAAAAACCCTCAGTCATTAGTTATCACCCCCATCAAAAGCATTACCATACTTATACACACCACGAAGGATAGCTACAATGCTGCACCAAACTCTATAAGTAAATGAAACATTAAACTTACCAGCCTGTCTGTCAATATCTGTACTACGTGTATAGAACACATCATCTTTATAATTTGATACCTTTGAACCAGTATCAATACTAAATACACTGCCGTAATCTGCAATATCAGTAATGATACTATTATTACAATTAAACATTACCTGCGCATTATCTGATATAAGCTGCAATATTTTACCAAAACAACTGTACAGTATACTTGTGTTAGCAGTGAATGACATAGGCATAGCATACTGTTTATCCGTAGACCTGTATGCAATATAATACTCCGGTATAACTGCAAAGTCCCACAATGGTGCAATCTTATAAGTAGTGTCATGTGCAGGGTTACTGTCATAATGATGCACAAGAATATAGTTAAGTACAGTATCACCTGTCTCTTCTGTAGTTACCATACAACTCCATGCTGTAAATACATAGGTAACTGTGTTATCTTCATTCACTGTACGTGAACCACCGGCAGCTGTAGCAAGTGCAGTAAGATCACTTACATCTGTTATGAACTTTAATGTAGTATATTTACCGATATACTCGTCGTGATTATTACCAATCTCTGTATTAAGATCTACTGGCTCACGGTTAAACTGTAACAGTATACACTGTTCTGTATGATTAAACCTGCATATTATATACTGATAAGGATTTGCAAGCTTACCTATATCTACACCTGTAGTAATAAGAGTATTCTCAGCAGGTGTTACTTGTGTATCAACAGCTGGTACAGTAGCAAAGTCCGGATAAAAATACTTAAAGAAGTCATGTATATCTATACCACTATCACCAAGTGTAATACTCTTTGTAATATTCTGCAAGAATGCCTGATACATTATATATTCAGCTGTGATACTTAATATTGCTTTATAGTCACTTGAAGCAATATTATCTGCATAATTACTGTATAATTTTAAGTGATACAGCTCATTATACTCTGAGTTAGTTAAAAACATTCTTTCTGCATTTACAGTTTTATTAACAGTATCAGTAGCTTTAGGATATATTAAACGACCATTTTGTATTTCTTGTAAGCTTCTTATGTATATAACACCGTCAAAATTGTTCTCAGACCTAGCTGTATTTATCATATCCATTACTACAACCGGATAACCGTCACCAGACCAGCCTGCGTAAGCACCTCTTGATTCAGAAGATACACTTTCACCAGATCTACCTATAATACCACTACGTAGTATTATCTCAGACTCAGCTGCACTACCTGCATAATTATATGTAATCTTTTCTGTATGTACCTTGAGAACATTATCAACAAGTGTACTATAAGGCAAATATTCAGCATTAAGTGCTGTACTAAAATCTATCTTACTGAAATCCTTATACGTGTTCTGCTGTAATGTTATATCACTCTTGAGTAAACAACGCTGGAACATAAAGAACTTGAAATGATTTCTGTCTACCTTCTTAGCCCAGAATACTAAGTATGGCCCATCAGCATCAGTTGACCATATCTTGTTACCTGTACCGTTATATATTACACGTACTTCGCCGTCTTCTAATTGACTGAGCCAAGGTAACAGCATACCATATCCCTGCTGTACAACACTATTATCACCAGATATATCTATGTTAAAACCATCTTGTGTAAAGATAGCAGTGCTCATGAACTCCTGCCATATTGAACCATTCAATAAGCCTAGCTCTTCTGATTGTTTATATATACCTGTAAAGTTATTAAAGTAATTACTGTTATTTACCGTAGTAAAGAACGGTAACATGTACTGCATATCATCTTTAACACCATCAGGCCCATATTCACCGCTATATGAAACCTGACCACCAGCATCATACATCTTAAATGTATTGAGCAGCGACGGGAATCTAGGGCTATATGGCACTGTACTTGATGTGTCTACTACATCATATGGAACTAGCGCTCTGTGTGTTGCATTAGAACCGTCTGGCATTACAGGAGCAGGTGTCAAAAGATAATCTATATGTGAATCATCAGTATGTGTTACAGTAAACCTACATGTCTTTGCAAGTGTGTGCATACAAGGAGCCATGAAAAACGCATAAGCATTAAAGTTATCAGGCGTTTTATCTGGATCTACATATGAATTCATTGCTTTACAGTATCCTTCATCTCTGCCCATGTATATAGCCCAGTACGCATTGTCTGACATATCTACTACGGGTATACCACGTAAAAATGAACGTACGTTTAACGGTAGTGATGAAGGCTGTACATTCATAATATATGTAGAGTTTATACTTATATCATTAATTCTGAATACAAGATGCTCTGTAACAAACTTATTGAATGCCTCTACTGTAAAATCATCTACACCAAATGTCTTGATATACCACTGGTTAAGCGGCTGTGGCGGGTTAATAGAAGTATTATATATAGGAGCAATGCTAACTGCATAGTGTATAAAGTACTTCCATAACTTAGGAAATACGTACTGGCACAAATAAGAAAGTATCTGCTTATTAATAGGTACACGCATTAACTTTACATCTTTATCTATAAACGCAGAATCATCTAATTCAATAATAGGCGCAATAGTCGGACCTTTATTTGTAACATGTGCCTCACGTGAGTTTACCGCAACTATTATTTCAGGACCAAATGTCTGCATAATTCTTCTAGTAACAGGAACAGGTTCTGGTTCTCCTGATGTACCAGACGTACCTGAAGTACCTGTTTCATCTGGTATTTCGTATTCTATATATGTAGTGTAACCTTGCGCAAATTGTCTGTTACAGGTTACCTTGAATGTCTCATCACCAGTAATTGTAGATATAGCGGCGTCTGGATATTCTAATGGGTCTTTAGTTTCATCCATACCGTACGTAGCAGAAAAATCTTTTGTATAAAAGTCATAAGACTCTTCATGCAGTTTAATTTCATTAGACTCCAATGTTATTTCTGTAAGTGGTAAGTTATCTAAATCAACACTAAAGTCTGCATCAGGTGTTCCTTTTTCTGCATATACAGCAAATGAAGCTGCATCCTTATATGTAAGCCCAAGAGTAGTATATTTCAATGAAGCCGGGTCTTGTGCTGCAAGATTATATTCCTCAATATACTTCTGCAAACGTTTATTAAGTCGCATATCAGTACTATATACAGGACCATTAAATGTTTCTTCATCACCAGGGAATATAGGTCCGTTATCCTGCTTAGCAGAATCTGTACCGTCACTTCGTATCTGGCCATCAAATTGATCTACCCAAGTCTTTATGTTATTATACAAGCTCTGTTTCATATCAACAGTATGCTGATTATCAGTAGTAGTATTCTTAATAGCAAGATAGTAAGTATCTTTTTTATCTGGTATATAGTTCTGTGTATCCTGTGCCCATACAACCGGGTCTATATCACATAAAAAGATGTCTAAGTCATACTTAAAAAAGTTAGCATCAAACTGTTTGGCATTAAGATAATTACCATAAGCTTTAGTCATGGTATCTGATCTACCACCATCAGCCGCTGTCCAAGGTAACCACTTGCTTGTAGCTACTCCCGGGTCTACATAATTATCAGTAGAAGTATTATTAAAGATACCCGGTACATTGCCACTTGGGTATAAAGGCTGCTGATATATAGGTTCTGGCACGTACGCACTATTATGATAGATCTTTAACATACTAAGTGTCTGTGTAGTACGCTGTTCTGGCACTATTGAATCAGGTAATGATGCTTGAATATAAGAACCAAGTACTTTAGCATTTGTACTAGTAATCTTAAATGGTGCATCTGGTAACTTTATATCAAGAGTAGACCAGATAGGAAAAGAACCTTTTAGCTTAAGTACCGTATCTTTTGTAAGTATGTTAGCGCCTGCTGAATCTATTTCTATATCATTATCTACGAATAAATCTCCAGACGGGGCATCCTGAATGAGATAAGGCTCTCGGTCACTCTGGCTAAATCCTCTTAAACCAAAGAATGTTTTATCACCTGTGCTACCATTCAATGTTATGTTTGGTGATATTAACTGCTTAAAAGTAAAATGTATATTGTTATCATCTTCTGATATTACTGTTTTAGCAGTATTCATTATACCATTTATAGTTACTGTATCTGGATCTTCTGTAAATGACTCATTATACTGTACAGTTACTGCACCTTTATTGAATGTATGTACTATGACAGATGTACCCTTTATTGATGAAGCATAGTAACCCATCTCATAGTCTTCTTCCTGAATATCTGACTCATTATAAATAGTAGCTGCTTCCCATACTACAATGTTTATTTCTTCAGAGGTATCATTATCAAATATTCTTATTACAGTATTACCTGAACCTGATGTATTATAATCTGCACCTTTCTGAAAGTTATCTGCAGAACCATCAGGCTTAGCTAAACTCCATTCACCATCATCAATATAAACTTCACAAGACAGTGCACCTTCATCTTCACTTGTAAATTCATACTGAGGATACTGCACTCCGTCTATTTCACTGAGAGCATAACTGTGTTCAAGTGTCCAACTATGCTCATTAAATGTACCAGAAAGTATTACAGCATTGTCTCCATCTGTTACTTCAATATCATCACGGTCAATGTGATTTGTTTCAATAATACGGTTACTTACATTAATACAAACGTTACCAATAAGCTTATTCTGACCATCATAAATCTCAACCAAATACGCAGCATTGTTGTTTAATCTGAATTTGCGAGCTGTCCAATCTGTACCTTCTATATGTATAACGCCTTCATCAGCAGAGAAATTATAAACATCGTTAGCTGCTGCCCAGCCATCTGCTTCAAAGCGTAATGATGAAGGTAATGTATGTCCCTGGTATTTCTGTCTGTTATGCTCGAACTCTGGATTGTCAACAGGTACAAGCATATCAGAACTTTTAATATCTATAGGAGAATCTAGTTTAATATTTACTTTCTGTCCGCCTTCCATTATAATGCTACCTCACCAGTCTTAATTGCATCTATGAATGCATCCATCATAAACTTGTGTATAGTATCAGGTATAGCTATACCTAGTGCCTCGAACTTAATAAGTACTGTTGCAATGATAATTGTAATCTCAGCCGGGTCTAAGAAGTATGGTATACTGTCAAACGTAATTCTACCCTTGATAATATCTAAGGCAATACGTGACATAGCAAGTGACTGATAGTCTGTAGGCTCTATGTCTGCCTGTTTCTCAGCTGAAAGTGGGTCATTCATATGTACAGGCTGCAAGTCAATGTAACTTTCTTCAAGTAATTTGTTTAATGATTCCCAATCTACTTCACGACGTAAGCCAGATAATACAGGAACTTTAGCAAAGAACTTTATGTAAAGCATAATAGCTTCTTTAATAAACTGTGCCATTCCACTCATCTGTGCTTGGAATACTGAGTCACGTGTCTGGTCAAGAGCAATAACAGCTGCAGCAGAACGCATGTTCTCCATATCAAATGAAGCATTCTGAATACCGGCAAGTTCATACATAATAGTCTTGAACTCTTGTATCTGTGCAGACAGCTGTGGGTCAAGTGGTGTAGGGTTAATAACTGTCATGAGTGTGTCTACTGGTCTAGTAGAATCTACGAACAATGCTTCACCTGCACCGTTACTTATTGCTTTAACAGCAAGATCTACATCACTATTAAATACAGGTACTGAACCTTTATACATTCTAACAAGCTGCTGGATCTTTGCAGCAATCTTATTTATCTCACGCTGAATAGGATAAAGTAAATCGAACTCAGAAGTAGTAAGTACTTTACTGAATCCAACATCCCACTGCATTGTTGCCATGAGGACATAATCAAATGGATAATCATGCTCTGGTAATGTTTTCTCGTTAATAGTTACATACACTTTATGTGTAGCACAGTTGAAATACATCTTAAAGTCTACAGCATTTCTTCCAGATATATTCTCAAGCAATTCTTCTTTAGTCTTGTCATCGCAATCAACTAAGTAATTATACACTTCACTAACAGGGAATGCATAATCACGGAAAAGCATCTGCGTAATCTTATTATGATTAAACTGTGACTCGAACAAGCCTATCTCATAATCACAGGCTTTACGCAGTTCACCCGTATAAGGGTCAATAAAAGCATGTGCATAGCCAACGATAGCAGAGTTGTGGAAACACTCGAGGCTTATTCTATTAAAACTGTTATCACGGATATACTTCCTAAGTATACGTTCTGCTTCGTCTTTGTATACAATATATTCATAGCTCTGGTCTTCGGAAATAAGTTTAGGTATAAATGAAATAGTACCAAGTCTAGAAGTAATCTGGTCAACAATCTGTTTAAGAAAGTTATAGTTTACACCTGTACCAGTGTCACTGCGCTCCTGGTCCATAGTAGTAAATGGCGGAACATTAAATGAACAGTTTGTCCAGTCGGTACCTTTCAGTGTAGGGAATAATTTATTATAGAACGCACATACCTTGAGATATTCTCTTGAATACTTTGTTTCTATAATAGAGTTAAGACGATGATAGTCACTGCTTATCTCATCAGGTATCTGCCAGTTCTCATCTTTCTCACCCGGGTATAGTGTAGGTATGTATTCATTATTAACTTTATCATAAGTAAAATTAACATTAGGCATTAGTCTTCATCCTCTTTAATTACATGCTTAAGCAATGTATCCATCTGTGTTTTAACAGTATCAAGCGACTTCTCAATACTGTCCTGTTTAACTTCGATTGTGGTAAGACGTGACTCAATGTTGTCAAGCTTATCAATGCGTTTTGTAAGCGTGTCTATTCTCTCTTTGTATACGCCCATACGCATGATTACTCCAATTAAAGGTATAGCAAAAATTACAGCTTCTAGTACGACATAGATAACAGCAGACTTATCCATGACTACCTCCTCACACTATGACTGCTAACAAACGACTGTATCGCAGCTTCATCATCCAAATGGTCAAATATACTGTCGTCAACATTCATAGCATTACGCTTTGTAGCTTCATTGTATGACAGCTGTATACTCTGACCATTACTGTTTACAATATGCAGTTCAATACCGTCACCAGCATACTTTGCAGAACGCACAAGCAACAACGCAAGAAAGTCTACACTCCACTCCTGTCTGCATAGTACACGTAGCGCTTTCCTGCGTAATGCCTGTTCATAGTATATTGTAAACAACTTCTTAATTAAACCAGGTTCTTTTACATTCTTTTCTTTTTTCATAATATCTGTGCTCCGTCCTTTAAGCCTGCAACAATATTACTCTGCGTATCTTTCTGCTTATCAGCTTCCATCTGTCTGAGCATTTCACCAATCCACTTTGCTCTAGGCTGCTTATATATGTTTCTTGTCTGGAACTCTGTCTTAGTTGCCTGCTCTTTACCTGCTTCTGCCGGACCACCAAACCAATAGTTATCCATTTCAGTAAACTGCTCTGGTGTAATAAGATCTTTACGTCTAGCATACTTTAACTGGTCTCTACCAATCTTACGTATTGCATAAGGTGACATAATGTTCACATCACCTTTGTGTCCCACTTCACCGTAATTGGTTCCTGTTTCAGAACGCAAATCTGCTATACGTTTCCTGATAGAATCAATAGACTTTTTTTTATTGACACCTGTCTGATAATCATCGAGCATTCTTGTCTGTGCAGCCTGATTCTTGTCAAATTTACGACGGTCAAAGTCTGCCAATTTCCAGATATGCCTTAATGTATCAGCTGCATTTGGCCCACCTACAAGCTTAGACAACAAGTCATAAGAATCATATACAGATGGGTAATAGTAACGCAATACTGTACTATCATCACGTTTACCATAAGTACCTTTATCCATGATAGCCTCTACATCATCTTCTGTAAATGGTATGCCTACATTACGCAATGCCTCACGAATATTCTCTTTAGTTGACATGTACTTACTATGATGCTGAGGGTCCGCTAGCTTACTGTTTTCAAAGGCATATTCGTACTTTCTAGGTTTACCTGTACTAGTACGCGCTATTTCACCTTTCATATTAGCATATACTGGTGACTCACCCCAACGTATCCAATGCAGTATAGGATTGTCACCTTCTACACCGAGTGCTGTATCATTGTATCCTTTCAGCATACCCCATGCAGCTTTAGGGTCTTGCTGCCACATAGGATGATTAAAGTTATAGATAGGAAGTTCTCTTACTTTAGGAACAGGCATAAATACTCTTGAACCATCTTCTCTAAGTTTCCAAGAACCATCTGGGTTTTTTACTGGCACCCATACATCAGATATAGCTTTAGGGTCACTTTCATCTCTGTAAGGAACATTACCACCGAATAACGGTGAAAAGTCCATAGATTCACGGAGAATGTTTGTAAGCCTATCGCTCTTCTTCATAGCTGCATCTCTTACACGTTCAGCTGCACGAGTCATTGCTCTTTCTTTAGTTAGATCAGTACCAAAAACACCTTTAGCTGCCTCAGGTGAAAGCACTGCACCTTCACCAAATACTGTAGCATTAGTACCTGCTATTGTAGGACGTGCATACAGATACTTCTGACCCGGCCCTGTAGGTAACTCTTTATCTGAGAAAGCCATCAAGTTTACTGTACCCGGATAATATGGTTCACTTGTTTTATTAAGTAAAGAGTTAAGCGGGCCGTAACCAAAATATGCGTACTTAGGCAAGTGCTTTGCTGCCTCTGGGTTAAGTATTGGTCGCTCACCTACATCTCCAATAAGAATAGGTACACCATAGTGACCGGCCATCGCTGGAAGTTTTCTCTTTATAAAGTCGTAAAGCTCTGGACCAAAAGGAATTCTTCTACTTAATTCTGGAATAGGGTTACCATCATCATCTGTCGCGCTTATATCAAAAACCGGGGCATTAGCCTGATAATCTTTTGACGGGTCAAACTTAGGATAGTCATAAGGTAAATGGAAACGTACTTTCATTCTAATCTCCTTCTATATAATATTACGTTCAGAAACATATTTTGTAAATGTACTAAATACCGGAACCGATTGCATTATACATTGCGTAACGCATTGCTGGTAACAAATCAGGGTGGAATACTTTACTGTCTACTTCTTTATATACTTCACCATTAGGACCACGTTTCAATACAGTAGACGTGCATTCATGTGCACACTTACCACCTTTCAACAGTAACATATTACCTGTACGTAAAACATCACGCAACAAGTCATACATAATAGCTCTGTCAGTTTTATGTGCATTCATAACATTGATACGTAAATCTTCATAGCCTTCATCATCGAGACGCAGGTTAATGTTAATGTAGTCTGTGAGGTGCTGGTCATTATCATCTGCATCCCAAAGAATACGCTTATTAGCTTCTTTAGGTGACAATCCAGAACTTGTAAAGTAATCAAGAGCTGTACGCCATGCATCTTTTATCTTGTCACATAGATACTCAAGCTGTGATATATTCCTGTCAAGAATGTCAAGACGATTAAACTTAGTATCCCAGAACTGATAACCGCGCTTTTCATCATCGTTCCATACTGCACCCCAAATAGTATCATTATCACCAACACCATAATCAATACCAAACAGAATACGTGTAGGTGTAATGTTTGGTGTAGCTTCTGTAGGGTCATAGGTAAAGAAATCAGGATAAAGTAACAGATCATCATCATATGCCCATTCACCTAGGTATTCACGTCGTGCAAATGAACTTGTCCAATCAAGACCTTTATCTCTAAGTATCTTCTCAACGTACTCTGCTCGTGCGTCAACAGATACTGGATGCGGGTTATCCTTCCATGTCCATGAATAATGTGGTACATCCCAATTCTTCCATACATACTCACCATATGTACCTTTAATTTTAGGAGGTGTACCTGCGCAAATAAACTTGTAACCATCAGCATAGTCAAGCTGCATAGGTTCAAGAACTTCTCTCTGCATATATTCAAGAAGCTCACTCTTCAAGTGGAAGAACTCATCAATTACGATTACCTTAGCTGCCTGACCACGAATCTGGTCTGGATCTTTAGTGTTACTTAAGCCACGAATCATAATCTCAGAACCATTGTCAAGCTTCTTCCAGTTAAGACGTTTGCCATGTTTATCTTTAAGCTCACAAGTTTCAATAAGATCCTGCATAGCTTTGTTAACTAAGCCTTCTGACAGTTCCATTGTTTCACCGATATACATACACTTTGTACGCGGCTTGCTCAAACATTCTATAAGCATAATTGCTGCAAGAAGATGTGTCTTACCTGCTCGACGTGAACAACAAATAAGAACTGTACCATTACCTGCATGCAATACGTCAAGCTGCTGCTTAAACAGTGACTGAATAATCTTATATACATTGTAAGAGTTATCATATTCAAACTCTGATGCTACTGCTTCAGTAGGTCTACCATCTACACGGTCATGTAAATAGATTGCAAGTTTATTATCACCAGCTAATGCACGTGTATACATTGCACGTTCCAATGCATCCTTCTTCTTGTCACCGTCACGTGTAGCTGTAATAGATAACTCATGTACAAGCTTCATCTGCTTCTCAGCTTCACTTACACGGAGACTTAACATTGCTGTTTGGTTTCTATTGATTGCGAAATCATGCTCTTGGCCTTTCTCATCACAAAGAGTAATGGCACCCTTCATTGCGGCTGTGGTCAAGATATTCTGCCACTCTGCATAAACGTTCTCTACAAGTCGTGTTGCATATACAGGATCACTCTCAACCCACTCCTGTACTGTCATACCATCATCTCTAGCCAACTCATAAATAGACTTGAAGACAGGCATCTCTACAGGTATTGCACGTCGCATTGTTACCTTATCTGGGTTAGAGAACATCATATTTTTAATTGACACTGTTAATGACTGCTCGGCATGTGGTGCCTGAAACTCTTCACTATTGTCAGTATCAAACTGTAACCAAGGGTCAGCTGTAACTACATTTGTCTCAGCCATATATTCTCCTACAGTACCTTAATATATGAAATACTCTTAAGTATATCAACAACATCTGCAAACTTATCATTAGGTACTGATATACGTATAATTGATTCTATTTTTGGTTTTTCAACTCTCACACGCTTCAGCGGCGTGTGTACAAATTTATTGATAGCCGGTGCATGATACTCCGGAATGTTTGCACAGAAATTAACCGCACCCTTCTTAGTGATATGTCCATAAGAACTTGTAATTTGTAACAGTGACTTCTTGGCTTGCTCTTCAGTCTCTGCCTCGATATACAGGCACGGGTAATCTGCTTCAGGTATCTCTGCGTCACTACCTGCAAGCTTGGTAAGTGCTGCAAGTCTACCATGACCGTCCAACAGATACTGCTCGCTATCACTCTTTTTCCAGACTGCGAATGGCATAAGTAAACCATCTTCAAGTAAACTATCAGCTAACTGCTGAATCTCCTGCTCGCTACGTTTCTTAAGATTACCTTGAAACGGAATAAGCTCAGATAACTTGACACTTGTTGGCGTTGAACATTTAATCTTTATCATAGTATAACCTCTATCGTAATAATATAGAAAGAAAACCGTTTCGTAAATATATTAAAAAAGCAACAGCAGTAGGCACGACTCTGGAACATTAATAGCAATGTGCGCACCAACACCACGAACGCAGATGATACATGCTTCAAGTGTACTGCTACATGTTACTTTTCACGTGAATGCATTTTTTTCAAATTTTCATTTGATTTTATTAATTTCAAATTTGACATAATATCTATATATAGTATATATAAAGAATGGAATTGACAAAATTGAATAAAAATTTAAAAAAACTACATTGACAAAAGAAGTCTGTTGTTCATGATACTGATGTCACGTGCGAGAAGGGCTGGTGATGTTGTTCGTGTTCCTTGTGACACGTGCGTGGAAACTTAGTGCCTTCGCTTCCTCGGCTCCTAGATGTTGCACACAACTGCTTACCCCTTGGTTCTGTCGGAGTGAACAGTGAAAAAAATTTCTGTGCCTCTCTAGGTATGTATCAATGCGTCAAAAATAAAATATTATATTATATAATTACTAAGTTTATATTTAATTTTTATTAAATATAAATTACTTGGCGGTACTATACCTTATGGTCCGGTCCTTGGTTAGTTCTTCAAGATACTTAGGTATAAGGTCTTGGTTCTAGAATTAATTTTCAAGAGTCTGGATACGAAGAATAGTATCAACTAGTAGTTTATATTTATATTAGTCTCAAGGAGGTAATACTATGAAGACTATTACAATTAAGTACGGTGGTAAAGTATGGAACAACGTACAGGTTAACGAATCAGGTTGGATTTCACCAGGTGCACCTGAGGAACTGGTGGAATTATTAAAGAACGCACCTCGAACAGGTTACACGAGTAAGAACTGTCCGATAGTGAAGTCTGATGACGGGACCAATATCTATCTTGGAGCAGCAGAATTACACAAGGAAAATGAGTCTATAGGCGGAGGCTCTTCAGGTACAAGAACACCTCGATCGACATCTACTGCTGTAACAGGTGCAACACAGGAAGAAATCCAAAAGTATCAGGAATGCCTTGAAGAATTGCTCAAGTTGAAACCTTCTAAGAAGCTGATGGAGTACTTTGCTGCAATCCGTCCTAAGTCTGCTGAGGAAATCCAGCTGAGGACAACATTGGAAGCTCAGAGGTTCAGCCCGGAACAGATTGAGATAGTTGTACAGATGCAGCAGAAGAACAAGGCAAATGAAGCTAAGAACGAACAGGCATCTGCTTAATGAAAAAAGTAAATCGGAGAGAGTAACTTTAACTAGAGAGGTAAAACTATGACTAAACTAATAGCTATCTTAAGAAAGATATACATACATGAATTCGGTGAACAGCTTACTAACAACCCAGGTATAAATACCAAAATAAATCTGTACTTGGTTGAGGTACAAATGTTAAAAGCATTTGTGTATCTTATTACAGGTAGAAATCTAGATGATGAACCAGCTGGTTTGCACGATGCCTGCTGCAATTTTATAGACATGTTGCGCAATGATTATGACTGCTAAATAGGAGGACTAGAATGAAGAGTCAAGCTAATCTCAAGGTACTGCTGGACAAAGCTCTGGCAGATTTCAATCAAGCACGTGAAAAGTATGAGCAGGTATACGGTGACAAGCCACCAGCTCGGGACCCGAGATATGAAGGTCTTAACGAGTGCCGTAAAAATGTAATCAAGGCAAATGCCAAGATAAATAAAGTAACTTATTGCGTTCCATTAGCATAGGAGGAATAAAAATGGAAAAACAGTTAGTAGATGCTCTTAAAGGAGTAAACAGAATCGCAGACCTTGATGAGGTATCACAAGACATGATTATGTCAAGAGCAAAGGTACTGCTTACAAAAGCACATGGTATAATTGACAGATTTGTAGATGATTTCAAATACCTTGTAGAAAACGACGAAGAGCTCTGTCATCTTTTGGGTATCTCATGTGTCTTTGCATACTCAGACAATTACTGTAAGATGACTGCTAATGAAGAAGGAATTCTTGATAAAGCTATTAAAGCTCAGATTGTATATGGCAGTAAGCAGGAAACAAAGCTATTACACATGCAGATAATGCTTGGCATACTTAAAGATAATGATAAACACGAACCAGAAGAGGACACAAATGATGAAGACTAAGTACCAGATGTTAATGGATACACATGATAAGTACATAAGTAATGCTATACATGCAGAAGGTTCAGGTGACCACGCTAAAGCAGCTCTGTTTTATCATGCTGCTGCTGGTTGCTTATCAAAAGCTCTTGCTTTAGAGGTAAAAGATGCAGGTACGATTGTTCAAGCGTAATACACCGAACAAGTTGCCTGCAACAGAGTACGCCAGCGTAGAAATAGGAACTACGATGGCGTGCGTGACGGTAATAACGGGCGGTGTAGAGAGTACACACATAACTACCAGAGACCAGGTACGGCATGCTGCTGCTTGCATAGACACACTGCAGAAAGAGTATCCCGGAAACAAATGGCGGCTCGTACTATAGGAGGAACAAGATGTCAGGAATAATGACACAGAATTACAAGGCATGTCCGCATTGCACCATGCCTATGAAGACCGCGGTACAGCGGGTTGATAGTATCAAGTTAACTATCACTTACTGTAATAACATTAACTGCCCTTACCTTAGAAAGGAAGGCAAGCAGTATCGTAGACAGAGAAAGTCTAAAGTAAAAGGAATGTAGGAGGATATTTATGGAAAGAAAATTATTAGCAGACTTCTTAAGTGAAGAGTGGGAAGGCAAAGACTGGTGCGAGATTACCGATTACGTAGCAGAAACATGTGACATAAAGGATGCTAAGGTAATAGCAATGAAAGTAGAGCAAGACTTCGGTTACAACAGAGATGAAGCGCATACACCTGAGATAGAAACATACTATGATATTACTGAAGACCTATATGAATGGCTTGATGAACTGGTACAGTCAAAAGACTGCAAGAACGGATGCCAGCTTTATGAAGATGAGAAAGGTGTTCCATATTTCTGTGTATCAGGAGCAAACTTCTATGACAAAGACAACAATTATGCAGGTACAAATGAAGTAAGAGTATACTTCAAGGAGTTATCATGGCAGTAGGATACTTACCAAAGACAGTTACAAAAGACAAGCTGTTTGAGAAGGCTAAAGAAAGATTCCAGTCTTGTATTAAGATGTATGTAGATAATAATATATCTACAGAGCATATGTATGAAGACATGTCTTGCTCTTATTATAGTGGTGACCCTGAATCAGACTTTCCTGATGAATGTTATGCTGAAACTATACGTTATCAGTATAAAGATGGCAGCTGTTCATTCATGGTAGACGATATTGAAGTAGAAGTACTTGACTTAAGGAACATGCGTAAATCTGAACGTACTGATAGCGAACTATATGCAGATGCCTGTGTTTTATCCATAACATATAAAGATGAACCTGGTGGTAGTTTACTGTATCATATTATACCTGATGCATTGTTATATGGTTCTACTACAGAAGACTTTGATGAAGGTAAAGAGGTAGATCCTATATTCATAGCCGCAGCAAGAAAGTATATTAAGGAACATAACATAACACCGAGTATGCAGAAGGAGGACTAAATGGAATGGGGAAATCCTAATCATAAACCCGGTAGACCGAAGACTCGGAAGCAAGACCCACCAGTAGCAGATGAAGAGTACACAAAGCAAGAGCTTACTGTATACCAGAACGGGTTCAAAGCATTAGCTGCTGCAGTCTACAAGCAGTGGTTATTAGATGGATCGCCTGCTGAAAGTAAAGAGCAGGTAGAGATATGGAAAAAGATAGCGGAGGCATTATGAACAAGGTAAAACTAGTTCAGGAGATTACTACTGCTCAAGATAAGTTGAAGCAGCAGTACATTAAGACATGGGATGCTGCAAGTACAGACAAAGTAGCAAGGAGCAAGCGCTCCAGAGTAAAAACTTTATACTGTTTCATGCAGCTTGTACTTGACTTGCTAAAAGCAGTTAAGTTGGATGATATTATACTGACAGAGGATGCAGTGTACGGTTTGGACAGGATGTTGTTAAGAGAGCAGAGAACAACAACACCAGTATGATTCGAGGGAAGCTTCCTGATACAATTATGAATGTATTTTTTTCAAATTTTCATTTTAATTTTTACATTTATATAGAAGAAAATTATACTATATACAAAAGTATACATATATAATATATAAAGAATAGAATTGTAAAAATTAAATGAAAAATTGTTTTTAATACATTCACAAAAGAAGTTGCTGTTGATACAGGTTAAATTATTGGAGGAAACATATGACGGTAAGACAGTTGTATGATTGGGCTACTAAAAATAAGGTAGCAGACAATGAGTTAGTAGTTGTAGTAGTCGATGATTACCATGCATCTACGTTCGAGGATAGTGTTGAGGAATCAATGCTGTCTGTTGATGAAGAGCAGGTTGTAATTACCGAGGAGGTAAACTTATGATAAAGGAAACTGTTGCAGTACACATAGCAGTCATGGACTATGCGTACGGTGAAATAAGAATGTTTACAGCGGAGCTGCCACAAGGATGTCAGAACGATGACATAGAAGGCTGGTTGGAAGAGCATGATGAAAAGTATAGGGCTAGTCAGTGCTACTTTATGTGTAGTGAAGATGAGATCGAGGTGCTCTATGAATAAGATTACTTATGTAAACCCACCGAATGTATGTGACAATTGTCATAGAGACTTTGGTGATGTAATGTATGATGCTAAAACAATCTACGGACCTTGGGGTAACTTCTGTACTGATTGTTTTAACAGTATATGCATGGGTCTTGGCACAGGTTTGGGTCAGATGTATACTAAGAATAGTGAAGGTGACTTCATAAAAGTAGCGGGGTAAATATGAACGGACCGGATTTATTAAAGGAACTTACAACAGTATTAAAAGAATCAGGCTGGCTGGATAAAGCAACTGAATACATGCGGGAACATCCAGAAAGATTTACACCTACATCACGCGGTGGTCTTATATCCAGCGTAACGTTAAGCGTATCATACCAGCCAAACAGCTTGCGAGAGATACAGAATACACAGCCTATATTATTCACAACAGTTGGTAACACAGTTTCGATTATGAATGGATATAATGAGTATGACACAGGTAGTACTCGTGAGTATACATGGTCTAATAATGAATATGTAACGGAGGTATTCAAATGCAGGTAGCAGAGATACAGGCACACAATAAAGTTAACCGTGACAAGTTAACATTAGAAGAATACAGAGAACTTCTTAATGCTGTACAGGCATACGGTTATGATGTACCTTATATGCTGATGACTAAATTAAAAGATGTACGTAAGTATATGATAGTATTCTATTGTGATAATGGAACTATAATATATAACTTCTTTACAAGACGTAACAGGCTGCAGCATATAATTAAGAATGTTCAGGCTGAATATAAAAATATAAAAGCAAGACTTATACTGGAGGTATTACATGATAAGTAAGAAAGGTTTTTATTTTCCGAGACCAGTTAAAGGTTTCAACTACAAGAAGTTTATCCGTAAGTTGCAGAGAACTTATCCAGATTTCATGGATGTAGATATGTTTCTGTATGAATGTCAACAAGCTAATCTAACAAGGAAGCAAACATTACTTGTAGCATGCATGTTGGATTGGATTGATGATGTGATTGCTATAATTATAGAGGAATTAGATTATGTGCATTAAATCTGAATCACTGGAACACTGGAAGCAGAATAAAGAGTGGCCTGAAGGTATACCTGAGCAGAGAGAAACTTTAATAAGCGGACTGTGTCCTGAGTGTCAGAAGGAGGTATTACATGTGGGATAATGAAAACAAGTTCAGTACATATCTATACAGACGGTTGAATGCTGAAGGTATGTACGTACATAGACTGGAGTCACACGGTACAGGTAATGGTTTACCAGACATGTTTGTCATGGGTCACGGCGATGATTTCTTCTTGGAGCTTAAGAACGATAAGAAGATTACAGTTGCTAAAGCAATGGCTGAAGGAATCAAAGTAGACTGGAGACCAGGTCAGCAGGCATGGGCACTGACATACAAGCAGAGGCATGCTACACTGGAAGGTGGTAAGATGTCTGCTACTATTGTCGGTGTTAAAGATGGAATATTGCTGATACCTATGAAGCAGGTATTTAATAATGATGTAGTCATGCCTACAAGTATATTCAGTATAACAGAACGTTCATGTATCTTTGACATGCTATCTACCATTTTATATTACAGGAGATAATAATGAAACACAGTATTGTTATCCTGCTATTAGGTATACTTATATGCATGGTATTATTGTTCCATGAGACAGGCAATCTGTATGAATGTATAGCAGAGCTGCATAGAACAGATGATACATTACGCGTTATGATAATAGAAACTAAACAGGAGTGCACACATGCTCTTGAGATACATGAAGACATGTGTGATGCTCAGATTAAAGGTATAACAGGAGGTTGGTAATGAAGTACAAAGCAGAATTGTACGATGACCGGGACCCGGATCATGTCATTGATTCTTACGTGAGCAGCAATGCAGATGATGCATGGGATGAAGCAGGACGCATGAGAGATCAGTTCCGTGATGACGATGGTGTGTACCCAGTACACTTATGTATAAGAGTAAGGGAGGTTAGTAATGAAACCAAGAAGAACAAGTGAACAGAAGCAGACAGATGATGCTAGGTACTATACACATAGATATAACGAATCGTCTGGCAATACTATTTATTCAGTGTATGGGAAACCATCAGATAGAAAGAAAGAGATCTGGCAAAGTTTATGCAGACTAAAAGATGCACAGCAAGGCTATGACCTGCGTGTGATAGCATATAGTATGCAATGTTTTACAGCGGCATATAGATACAGAGATGCTGATGATAAAGAAATGCTTCGGGTATTTACGGCAAGCAGGGACTTCGTGTTACCGTACGTTACGCCGTGATCGATTGATAATATTAAAAATTAAAAATTGTATCGTATTATATTGTTATAAACGAACTGCGGATTTATTTCTGCGGCGGTTTATATAAATAGTTCAAGTGTCCGTTTACCAAACGAATATCCTCTTGACCTGTGTCGTTGACCAGTAAGGATAGGGATGAGGTTCATGAGACCGGGAGAAACTATTATGGAAAATACAAACAAAAAACCTGTTGAAGCTGAAGCTCTTGCAAAGAAAAAGGAAGCAAAGAAAGAAGCTGCTAAACGTTTCAAGGAAAGACGTGCTGCTGAGAAAGCTGAACGTGTAACAAAAGCTAAAGCTTTTATTGAAGAAGCAAAGAAGCAGGGTATCTGGGATAAGCTTTCTGCAAATGCAAAGGGTTTTATCGAAGGACTCGCAACTCCAGTTGCAGCAAGTGCCGGTGGAACTACATCATTCTTCACAAAAGTATTTGGTCCTAACGCAAAGGTTGGTGACAAGAAAACTCTTCGACAGGTATTCGAAGCAACAATGCAGGGTCAGTCAAAGATCGATGCTTACGTTAAGAAGTGGGCAGAGGCTGGTACTATCGTAGAGTACAAAGAAGATCCAAACAATGCATTTGAATCTACCTACACAATCAAAGCTATCGGTCAGTAATAGATCAGCAGCAATGAACCTTTAAGATTTTTGGGGTGTGCATCAGTTTGGTGTGCACCCTTTTTTGGGGTGTGCATCAGTTTGGTGTGCACCTTTTTTTGTAGGCAGACTATGAAGAATAATATTTCATTAGAAACATATCATGAGCGAGACCTACAAGCACTAGCAGAGTCGTTAGCGAATTGCTGCTACAATCGTGTGGCTGGTAGATGCCAAGAGGATCACTGTATTAACTGTGACATTGATGCACAGTGGAACAGCTGCTACAATGAGTTATCAGATATAGACAAACAGCGTGTGCGTAACATGGCTAGAACTAAGATGCACTTGATTGCAGGTAGTGCTATAACTGAACGATTCTTACTTGGCAAACAGCATAGGTTAGATCTTAGTACCGATAAAGGTATAAGTAAATGGTTGCTGCGGACAATCTTCCGTATAGTATTTATATCAGGTGGTGTATTATGCGTCGTAATCTTTTTACTGTGGTTATACTATGGTTTGTTCTTCTCAAGGTGGTCGTTTCCGCCGTGGTAATTCCAGAGTGGCTTGGTAAAGTATATGATAACATGCCTGAACATGTTCCTGATATAAATGCAGATGGTTTATATAATTGCATAGATTATAGTCTGTGTTTCAAAGTTACGTGGGACAGTATGAACTGCTCACGTGACTGTGAGATTGTGTATAATAGTATACTTAATCATTTGTTTATTAGAGTACGTAAAGATATAAACAGTGAGTGGATATATATAGAACCGCAAGGCTCAAGATATAGATATACTATGCAAGACGTTTGGGGTGATAAGTATATTGCTGGTGGGAATGTGTATGGAGGTACAGCTAAATGGCTAAACGATATGAGGAGGTAAATCTAATGCCAGAGAAACTGAATGATACTGGTACTGTAGCATTGGTAGCTGCTATAATACAGTCAGCAGATAAGGCACATGATACTGCTTTCTTTGAATCAGACTGGTACGACACGCTGTATGAACTGTTACTTAATGCACCGGTACATATAAAAAAGAAGTGTAATATAGTACCAAAGGTATATGGTAGATATAAAAAGAGTTAGGAGCTAACATGGAAAGTAAAATACTAATACCGGTCATACATCTTAAGACAGGTAACACATATTATGTTCTTGATAATGTATTGAACTGTACTAATAAATCAGACGGACAGAAGATGGTTCTGTATACTGATGGTACTACATTATTTGTACGTGAGAAAGAAGAATTCTGGAATAAGTTTGAGGTTAAACATGACTGATGAATTTGGCTTTGAGATATGGGAACCAGAGGATGAGGAAGACGTACCACTCTGGCATGAGTTTAAGAAAGAAATTAAACCGGTAGAAGAACCAAAGGTAAAGCGGCAGAAACATAAGTCTGCTGAACCGATGCTTGTTACTCCGGATCCTAATATAAAACCAGTGCAGCTGTATGAACATCAGCTTAAAGCATTTGAGAAGTTCAAAGACGCTGATGAGATTGCTTTATTCTTTGAGATGGGTTGTGGTAAAACAATTACATGTTTAAGTATAGCTTGGTACAAGTACAAGAAAGGATTGATTAAAGGTCTGCTGGTTGTAGCACCGAACGATGTACATAAACAATGGTACGATGATATACTTAACCCAAATCCAGAAGCAGGTAAAGTATTTGATGAACCGATACTTGCACAGTGTGTCGGTGGTCGTGGTGGCCAGAAGGAATTATATCCTTTTGAACGTGATGACCTGTTCAAGTTTGTATCTGTAAACGTAGATACATTTTCGCAGCCGCATAAATGGGAAGACATAGTATTCTGGGCTAACTTTAATAATTATATGATTGCTATTGATGAAGCAACTGTAATCAAGAATCCGGACAGCAAGCGCAGTCAGAGATTATTATATGAGTTTAATGATATAGTTAAACGTGGCAAGAGAATAATATCTTCTGCTAAGAAGCATCCAGTAAGAGCAGTATTAACAGGTACACCAGTTACGAATGGTCCTATAGATCTGTGGTCTATTATGGAGTTCGTGAAACCTAATTACTTTAACCGTAACTACTATAGCTTTAGAGCATATTATGGTATGTTCACTAAGCTTGCCGTAGATACTGTTGCTGGTGTACGTGACGTAGATATACTGCTGACTGAAAAGACTTGGCAAGGCATTCATAACTGTGAATCGTATGATGAAGCAAGATGTATCTTTGGTTGTAGTGAAGATACATACATGACTATTAAACATCAGGATAGTTTTGTTGGTCCGTATAAACATGCTGATGAGTTAAAGTTATTGCTTGAACCTGTTGCAGTGTTTGCTAAGCTAGTTGACTGTGTGGACATGCCTAAAGTAAATTACATAGAGCGGCGTGTTGACATGTCACCAGAGCAGCAGGGTGTATACAATAGTATGAAGAATAATCTTATGGCACAGTATGATGGTTACAATACTACTGCTAAGAATAAACTTATTGTAAGTCTCAGACTATCGCAGATAAGTTCTGGATTTATCATGGGTCAGAAGGATGAATACAGTATAGACTGGAGCTTGTTCACAGATAACCCTGAGCGCATAGATACGTTTGATGTCATGCCTGATGAAGTAGTATGGATAGGTAAGAGCAATCCAAAACTTGACGCTCTGATGAGAGACGTAGCTGAATGTGATAAGCCGTTGCTTATACTTACCAGGTATACTGCTGAAGCAGCAAAGATATATGAACTCTGTAAAGATAAATACCGTACAGGATTATTTACAGGATGGAAAGTTGAGGGCGGCGTAGATGCATTTAAGGCAGGTGAGCTGGACATTCTTGTTGCTAATAGTACCAAGATAAGCCGTGGCTTTAACCTGCAGATTGCTCATACAACTTTGTTCTATTCTAATACATTCAGTATGGAGATAAGACAGCAGTCAGAGTTCAGAACATTCAGGATAGGTCAGAAGCATCCATGTGTATACATAGACTACACAGCATCAGATGTTGATGATACTATTAACAAAGCATTGCGTATGAAGAAGAACCTTCTTGAATACATACGTGAAAAGAATATCAGTGAGGTAGTGTAATGGAGGTTTATAAAGGGTATGTTATATACCGAAATAGAGAGCTTATACCAGACATACAGAGTATATTATCTAGTAAATATGTTATAGGTATAGCACCAAATCGTGATGATGATTGTTCAGGTGTTGAATATATAAAAGAATATATAGACACATCAGAATCATGTCGTCGTGTAGTTAAAATTAAAAAGCCACATGCAGTTTGCGTAGAAAGTTGTGAACATACAACTTGGCGTAGAAGTGGAATATTCTATACAGTATACTTTACTGATGAAGAAAATAATGCCGAGGATTATGAAGTGGTAAACTGTATAGCAGTACCATTTAATAATAAAAACACAACAGTTAAGGAGGATAAAACTATGGGAAATGTAAATGAAAGTTACAAAACAATTATGAGTATGAAAATGCTGTCTGCTATCATGAAGGATGATAAGCAGGATCTCGGTAAGCTGTTTCTTATGCAGCAGATGATGAACGGTGAAACAATTACAGTGACAGATGTAATCAAGTCAAAGCTTATTAAACAGTTTGATTTAAGTGATGATAAAGAATTACCTATTGAAAAGGTAATGCTGTTGCAGATGCTTGATGATGGTAGCATTGATTTAAGTCAACTCTTGCAGTACAAGATGATGTCTACTTTTTTAAGTGGTGAAGGAGACAGTTTACTTGAACTATAAGGTAAATAAAAATACATCTGGTGGTTGTGACTGGGTACAGATATACTATACTGATTTACAATCTCTTAGAGATAATGCGTTACAGGCTTTTATTGATAAAGTAATAACTGCAGAAGAACTAGAAAGAGTGAGTGAATTAGATTCTGTATACGCTGGCCCAGACTCAATGGGTACAATAAGAATTACTTATTACATAAGTGCAGAGTATAATAAGGAGGTAACTAATGGCTAAGTATGATCCTGAGGTTGCGAACTCATCAGGGTATTTCAAAGATCCTGTTACTAAAGAAGACTTGTCAGTAGGCATGCCACGTGTAGCAGAGCCTACAATGGAAGAATGGACATGGCCTCTGGTAGCAGCTAGTGATGGTTCACAGATAAAGATAGTGTATGCTTACTTCACAGACTTTGAGAAGCAGTGTTACAAAGCATACCGCGCTAGAGGATCTGCTTCTTCAAACGGTACACCAAAAGAACCAAAGCCTAAAGCAGATAAGCTGGCAGTGAAAGCAGAACGTAAACCTGTCGTCAAGCCACTAGATGACGAAGCTATTGAGGAAGGACCTATAGCTGTATCAGAAGATACTGCACTTATCATTGCTAATTGTGACAAGATGATTGGTGTTAATCAGATAGCAGGTATATCTTATGCACTGCTTATTCGCAGCAACAACCCGCGTACAATCTATCATATACCTCGTTCTCTTATCAAGGAAGAGGATATGTACAGGCTGTGTAATGGTATGACACCAGAGGAGATTGACACATGACAAGTATTAAAGATTTAGAAAAAGAAGCTCAAGAAAATTGTATCTGTACTGATACTTATATGCGTGCAAACTATGTAACTGGATATGTCGCAGGAGCAGAGTCAAGAGAAAAGCAGATTGCAGAGCTTGAACAGCAGATTAAGGAAATAAAAAGATACTTAGATTGTGAATATTGCGAGCATTATACACAACCCGCTGGTTGCAAAAACTGTAATGAAGAAATAAGAAGTGATTGGAAATTAAAGGAGTAAGAATATGTATCAAAAAGAGATATTTAATAAAACTTGGAGAAATAGAATTGTTCGTATTTTTTGGAATAAAAACATTCCGTGTTATCAAAGGCAATTCAAGATAATTGACAATGGTGGAAGAAAGAAAAAAGGAGACAAGTGTTTTTCTTTTATAATTTGGTTAGGATATTTGCAATTTGTTTTTGCACATTTTTACAAGGAGTAGATATGTTTGAGAAAGAAGCAGAAGAATATGCAAAACAAAATAACCCTGCGGAATACGGAGTAAGGGCTACACACTTTACCGTATTAAACTCATTCAAAGACGGTGCTGAATACGGATATAACAAGGCTAATGAAGAAATAGAAGTTCTTAAAAAGGCTCTTGAATTATACGTAAATTGGGCAGATGAGTGTGATATTTCTTGGGATAATTTTCCAGATATGGAAGAAAAGTGGTACAAGAAAGTTGAAGAAAAAGGACTTAGTTGGATTGACGGTCTTATTTTTATGGTAACAGAAGAAGCAAAAGAACAGTTACTGAAGGAGACCAAGAGATGATACAGGTAAAGAACAAGTGGAACGGTAAGATATATACTGTTATGCAGATGACACCTGCTGTTGCATATAACACAGGCGCTGCTGTTGTATTACGCAGATCAGATGGTTCAGAGTTTACTATTGAATATAAAGAATATAAACAAAACTATAGGGAGGTAACAGGTAATGGAAGACAGGAAAGAAGAGATTCTGATAAAGGCTGAACCCGGAAGATGTCCGTCTTGTAACAGAGTACAGGTAATGCCGGCGCTTACAGTTACTAGCAAGCTGCAGTATTGTAAGTTGTGTGGTGCTGCAAGTAAAGGTTACAAGTGGTTAGCCAGATTCAAAGAGCAGCCGATGAATTTTTTACCTCCAAAAGCTGATCGATAATTTACATTCACAATGAATGTATGTTATAATGTATATACATACTGGAGGTGTTAGATGACTATCAAAGAGATAAGGCAGCAGTTTATTGATGGCTATGTATCATTAGCTAGACAACAAGCTGAAGCTATGTGGCCTATCTATGAGCAGGTGTATAATAAGTATCCTAAAGATACACCTAAAGAAGATATAGATAAGGCGTTTATGCAGATGGTTGAAAGCATTATGACCGGTCTAAAAGAGTCTGGTGATATGTTTACAGCTGAACTTGAAAAGAAAGCAAAGGAGAATGAACATGAGTGATGAGTATGATTATCTTAGTATAAAGAGTGAAGACAAACAGGTTATCAGTAACCTTGCAGAAATGGGGGAGCAGCTAAAAGCTCTTAAGATAGCAGCTGAAGAAGCAGCAGTTAATGCAGAGCGTGCTAAGAAAGCATATGAACATTACGCTAATGTAATTATACCGCAGGAAATGTTCAGTGCTGGAATTAATTCTATTTCACTTAAGACCGGTGGTACATTATCTATTAAACATAACTTCTATTGCCAGCCTAATAAAAATGCGGAAGATAGAAAAAAGATTGTTGAATGGTTACGTGCAAATGACGGCGGGCATATCATTGAACATGATGCTTCAGTGTCTGCAGAAGACATGGACAAGCTGGATAAGAACGGTATACCATACATTGAGAATACTTCTGTCAATACTGCTAAACTTAAATCATTTATTAAAGATGGTATTGGCGCTACAACAGGTGTTCAGCGATTTACTATTGATGATATACCAGCTTGCATACATTTCCAAGAGGTAACAACTGTAGATATAGAGGTATAACACATGTCATTATTTGATGAAGTATATGGTCTAAAGTATAGATCTGCTTCTGAACAGATGTCATTACTTGTACAGTCTATTCAACAGAAAGGTTATGACGGATTTGAATCACTAGGTGATCTTGAGAAGTGGGCACATGATCATTTGCTGGATAAGCTTATGTTTAGTAATATGTCGCACACTTTCTTATGCTTGTCACATAAAGGTGAAGCAATAACACCTGCTATGTTTGAAGCATACTACGGTGATATTCTTTACTGGAAAGAACCTACAGAGAAAAATGTTAGGCGTCATGTATGGCATCCAGAAGGTTTTGTTTATTTCAATAAAGCATATATAAATGGTGAGCAGAGTGATGGTATACATCGTCCGTTATACTATAGAGATTATACTGTGCCTACTGGTTACTATTGCGCAGAGCGTGATGCTTTTAATGTAGCTAAACCTTTTCCTGTGTTTGCAGCAGAAACAGGTGCAGATACATCACATATCTATACATACATACAGCATATAGCAGGTGAATGTGCAATGTGGCTGTTAGCTTGGTTACGTGCTAAACTGTTATACCCGACAGTTAAAACACAGATAGTACCAATAATAGTATCACGTGCACAAGGTTCGGGTAAAACAACCTTCGCTGAAGTTATATGCAAAGGTTTGTTTGGCAAGGATAACGTGATTGTATCCGACCAGTATGATGCAACTGCAAGATTTAATTCTGACTATGCTGATGCACTTATTGTGTGTCAGGAAGAGAAGGAAGAAGTAGATAAACGTAACCCAGCCGGTGCATTGAAGTCACGTGCTACTGCTACTACAATACGTAAGGAGCAGAAAGGTATTGATCCTATCTATCAGGAATCATACACAGACTTCATAATGACTACGAATAAAGACGTACCGATAAAGTTTGATGGCCGTGAGGATCAACGTCGCTTTATGGTAATGGAAGCAGATGAACACTTCACCAGAAAAGAATCAGAGCTTGCTGATGAAGTATTCACAAAGCTGTATGGTTTTGATGCTAATTACAATAAGCGTGGTAAATCTTTTGTAGAAGACATTGCACTGATAGCACAGTTCAAGCATGAGTTATTCACACGTGAAGACATAGCTAATGTAGATTTACGTAACTTCCCTAAGACTGCTGCTTATCACAGATGCTATACATTACCTAGAACAACTGAATCAACTGAAATTGATTCTATACTCAGGTCACTTGCGCCATTTATAAAAGCAAGTCTTGAGCAGAAGAAAGTTGTAACTGAGGTGGATGGCTTACCTATAACAGATGTTATTCAGTATGCAGATGCTATTGAATACATGCCTGCTTATAAGAATATCAAAGCACATGTTGCGTTATGTAGACCGTTGGTATTCTATGAGATGAGTACCATGAAACCTTATACACATTCTACTGTTGAGCGTATATTAATTGATGCTGACCAGTGGATAAGACAGGAGTTCGGGTTAAAGATTATGCCTGACATGTCACCATTGCTTGGCGGATTCCCACGTGTAAAAGGTAGATACAAAGCAGCACCAGCAGCACGTATTATGTTACTTGCTGATGATGACCGTGAGAACTATAACCAAGACTTGTATAGCACAGATATTACATACAAGTCTACAAACACACAACGTATCGGAAAACGTTTATCTGTATCTAATAGGTTTGCTATAGTTGATGATGATTCAGGCATATATGAGACTGTTAATGAGATGAAGCCGGGTGTTAATACACTTAAGGATAAGTCTTTGAATGTACAGTACATGGATACTTTCTTGCTTGAGAGTGATACACCTACAAAGATGCAGCAGATGCAAGAAGAGAAGCGTGTAAAAGAGTGGACAGATAAATATGGTAATGCAGATATTGAAGCAGACTTCTTGTATAAAGAACGTCTTGAAGCAGCATTAAACGTATCTAATGAACTGTTTAACAAAGGTATTGTATGTCGTATTGTTTACTCTGGAGCTAAGTCATATCACTTACTTGTACGTGTTAAGGATGCACCAACTACTATTGAAGAGTATCGCTGGTTGCATAATTACTTGTGTACTAACATAACAGATAAGCTTAGCTTTGATCTTACTACTGCTGACCCTGCTAGATTGACGCGTGCACCAATAGATAGAGACAGAGTATCATCTGCTTATGGTTTAATTGTGCTTGGTAAGCAGCGACTTATAAGTGTTAACTGGTTAAATGTGTATGATATAAAGTGGAGACAGCTGTATCAGCAATGGAAGGAAAGGCCACTTACTACTATTGAAAAAGAATATGGTAGACCTTTGTATCCTACTAAGACTGAATACGTCGATGCTGCAGAAGCTATTATCGACGGTTCATTCTGGAGTGATGAACAGTTTAATGGCGACAGGCAACGATTATTCTTCCCAGCTTATCGTGTACTTCGTGTGCTTGGTTATACACATGACAGACTGTGGAACGAAGTAATACCTGAAGGTTTACGTAGTTATATTAAACAAGGTGAAGTATCATATTGGAAGACAAGAGCAGACTCTGCTATCATACGTAGCATAGATAAAGATATAGATACTTATGACGAACAGTGGGAGGATAAAGATGTCTAGTGCTGAAATATTAGATGACCCTTTATGGGAATATGTAATGCACACTAAGCTAGATCCATATATTCCAGCAGTAAGAAAGTTCTGGGAAGATGTATATAAGCTAGATATAAAAGGAACAGGTGTCTATGAAATAAAATATGAAGATGTAGAAACACCTCCGGGACTGATGTATCGAACTACAAACACGCCAGTACGTTCACCAATAAAAGGTATACAGGTATTTCCATTTGTACCTGTAGCATACTTACAGTTGTCACGTGTAGCAGGTGGTGTAAGTAGAATGATAACAAGATTCTGTGCTGATAATAAGTTTACTATAGACGAGTTTACTTTAATAGAGAAAAGCAATCTACCATCTACATATCACAACGGACAGTTCATTGCATTCATTCCTACAAACATGCTGGAGAATACAGAGTTCATTGGTAAGTGGGTGTATCTTAAAACAGAAGAAATGCAGCAGCTGATTCAAGGTGTAGTATCCGAAGCTGTGAAGTGTAAGCTGATAAGGTACATTTGATCAATCGATAATATTTATATACTGTGTTATTACAGTATAATAAATATATAAACTATTTATAGGAGGTTGCAATTATGGCAACAAAAGGAACATCGGGACTTATGACAGAGGACGTAAGCTTTATGCAGGACTATGCAGGTGCAGGTCTTGACACAATCGGTACTAATGAATCAGCAGTAGCATACCTTGGTTTGGTACAGCCTGACTCTTCAGTAGAAGATGGAGACAATCCGGCAGGTACATGGAGAAACTCTGCTACTGGTCGTAACTATGGCAATGCTGTTAAAGTAATTGTTCTTGCTTTTAGAACAGTATGGAGTGAACGTGAAGGCGTTGAACCATTCAGAACAGTCGCTCGTTATGCACCAGGTACAGTAGATGTAGAAACACGTAACCCTCCAGCAGGTAAACGTGGCTACCCTAAAATGTACAACAAAGAAACTGGCAATGAAATCAAAGAGCTTTATATGTATGCTGTAATGCTTCCAGATTTCCCTGAAGATGGTGTTGTATTCTTCAATCCAAATGTTTCAAGTATGCGTGCTTGTAAATCTTGGAACTCACAGTTGAAAGGACAGATACTTCCTAACGGAGTACAGGCTCCAATCTTCGGTTATCAGTGGACATTGACTTCTGAACTCGTGTCAAACCCACAGCAGAAATCAAAGAACATTGCTGTATTCAGCAAAGTAATTAAAGAGTCTTTGACTACAAAAGATTTGTTTGAAGCAACCATTAAGCCACAGCTTACAAGTGTAAACCAAGTAGTACTTCAGATTACTTCAGGTGACATGCCAGAAGAAGCAAACGACTAAGTAATTTAGCCGGCATATTAGATAGTGTGACATGTGTACCACAGATGCGTTATGCAGTAGCGAGAGACTAAATAAAGCAGCTTCCATGTAATTGGAAGAGAGAAGTCATATGAGTCTAATTGCCGGCATTTTTATCAGGAGATAATTATGAACATGTTACAGTCAATAGGCAGAAAAGACGATAAAGATAAGAACAGGCTTGATTTAATTGAGCCTGCATTTATAGAAGGTGTTGGTGAAGTACTTACATATGGGGCAGATAAGTATGCGCCTAACTCATGGCAGCACGTAGAAGATGCTGAGAACAGATACTATGGTGCTTTACTCCGACACATACTTGCATACCGTGCTGGTGAAGCAGTTGACAAAGAATCAGGTTTATCACATCTTAAGCATGCAGCTTGTAACTTGATGTTCTTGTTGCATTTTGAACAGGAGAAAAAATAATGTCAGACCTTAATGCTTGGTCATTTACTGGCCGTTTAACAAAGGATGCAGAGTTCAAAACACTTGCATCAGATAAATCACTGCTTGTTATGGACGTAGCAGTCAACACAGGCTTCGGTGATTATAAGAAAACAACTTATGTAAAGGTACAACAGTGGGGTGTCAAGAACACAAACACACTGCCTTACTTAAAGAAAGGTACACTCATTGGTGTTACTGGTGAAGTAACTCTTAATGAATGGGAATCAAAAACAGATGGTACAAAACGCATGACACTGCAAGTTGATACATCTAAGATACAAATACTTTCTTCTAAGAAAGATGAAGGTTCAAGTAGCAGTATGCCTGAACCGCCAAGTGATCCAGTATTCTAGGCATATAGGATTTGCATCCTTGATAAAGTAGGATGGGATGGTTGGTCAGCTGCATGACCGGAATGCAGTAAGCGAAAGCGAGTCACTCTATGTTTTGGACTGATTTACTAGAGTGGCGATTTTTGGTACAGTAGCTTAATGGTAAAGCAGCGGCCCGGGCCCTCAGAACAAGGAGAGCAAGATTGTAGGTTCAACTCCTACCTGTACCGTAACATACTGGTTCAGTAAGACATAGCCGAAGGGAACGCTATAGCAGATGCATGCGTGATTAGTAATATGTCCACAAGAACAGGTGTTGAGTAGTTTAATAGCTCATGTAGTCTTTGTCCAGTTTGTTAAACCATAGGGTAATGGTTAGTTTATATTCCCTCCCACCAAATATTATGCTAACTGTTACCCTATTTTTATTGGAGGATTTATGGGACAAAGATTAGTTGCCATAGACATTGAAACGTATGACCCTAACCTTGGTACGTTAGGTGATGGTGCATGCCGTAATGACGGCAAGGTACTTGTAGTTGGTACATATGACGGTGAACGAGCAAAAGCATACATACCATTTGAAAAAGACTGGCAAGAGTTTGTTGACATGCTGCGTGATATAGACATAGATAAAGTATTTCATAATGGTATATATGATTTGTCTTGGCTTGTATGTAATCTTAATCTTGAGGCTGCAGGACTGCTTCATGACACCATGACACGAATGGTATACATCGATGAGTATGCAGATCTTGACCTTGATTCTTGTTGTAAGTATTTCAAGTTACCCGGTAAGAATAAAGCAGAAACAATTGAAGCATGGTTTGAACAGAACCGTGAACTCATTATTCCTTATCTTAAAGCAGAAGGTGTTGCTGCCAAGAAGAACGATTCATTATGGAAGCATGCTCAATGGCTATGGGAACATTTCAGAGAGTTCAGAGATAAGATGATAGAGTACAACTTGCAGGACTGTATAGCAACATGGAATCTTTATCAGGCACAGGAATATAAGCTGTCAAAAGTATATGATGCTTACATGATAGATGTTAAACTTACGCCGCTTATTATCAAGATGAAGAAGGTTGGTGTACGTATAGACATACCTGCTATGCAGAAGTTATCCAATACTATTACTGAAGACTTGTATACAAAAGCACAGCTGCTTGAAAATACGTATGGTATTGATATTGATATGATAGCTAGTTCAAAGAAACTTGGCGCACGTCTTAATGAAATGGGAATACATTCGCCTGTACTAACAGCAACGGGTAATGAATCATGGGGAGCAGACGCAATGGCACGATTGATGCATAACCCATGTATACCATTAATAACAGAAATAAAAGGATATAAAAAGTTACTTGACACTTATATGCACGGCGGTTTAGCTGATGCCATTCTTGATGACAGCAGAATACACTGTACATTCTCACCAAATAAACGTGAAGATGGTGGAACAGTAACAGGACGATTTGCATGTAGTAAACCTAATCTGCAGCAGATACCTGCAAGGGACAAGCCTGTTGGCCATAGCTATGGTCAGGACATGCGTGCTATGTTTCTTCCAGAAGAAGGCTGTATGATGGCAGCATTAGACTATTCACAGATTGAATATCTGCTACTTGCGCACTTTGCACAAGGTCAGCAGGCTGAATGGTTCCAAGAGCAAGCACGTGCAGGTGTAGACTTTCATACAGTAGCAATGCAAGCAACTGGTATTCCATCACGACAGGTCGTAAAGACATTTAACTATGGTGTAATATACGGTATGGGTTGGCAGACTGCTATGGAAAAGAACTATGTGCTGTTTGAAAAGTTGGCAGCAGAACATGGTCTTGATATTGAAACATTCACAAGACAGACTTATGACAACTATCATGCTAAGCTTCCTGTTATACGTGAGACTATGAAGATAGTACAAAATGTAACACAGCAGCAGGGGTATATCATGACCATAGGCGGAAGGTATCAGCATAAACCTAAGCCTCAGTTTGATCCAGCTACTGGTAAAATGAATACGTTCTTGTACAAGATGCTCAACAAACTTATTCAAGGTTCAGCTGCTGACATTCTTAAGTTTGCTTTGCTTGAAGCATACCAAGCAGGTGTGTTTGACATACTGACAATGCATCTTACAGTACATGATGAGAACGTAGTATCTGTACCGTTTAATAAGATTGGCACTGAAGCAGTTACAGAGTTAAAGCGAATAATGGATATGTCATTCCACAGTAAACTTAACGTACCTATGAAAGCTGCATGTGAACTTGGTCCTAACTGGGGATACTGGTCAGGTGATATTTATGCAGAGATGCTTAAAGGTAACTTTGATCCGGCATTCTTTAAGAAAGATTACAGGGAGACACACTAATGCCCAGAGCAATTAAGATAAAAGATTTACGTGTAGGCATGTTATGGCAGCCATTTAGCTGGAAACCTTTTGAATTAGTTACGTCTATACGTGACTCTTGGACAGATGATTGTGTATGTATAAACGATACATTTCACATGAGTAAAGAATCTTATACGTATGTTGAGGATAACGATGATGCATAGATACAGCATAATGAATGCAGTGACTGAAGAAGTACTTGGTGAGTTCTATACATTCTGCAGGTTGCATAGTGTATGGAATCTATTAGTAAAGTTATATGATAATGGTGAAGGTATATTTGCAAAGGAGGTAATATGACACTTTACTGTAAACCTATTATATTTAAGGATGAAGTCGGTAACTCAGGGCGTATGCCTGTGTATATGACAAAAGAAGCTGCTTGCGCAGATGTAGCATTACCTTGTGATGTTATTATTTATCCGGGAGAAGTAGTCAAGATTGACCTGCTCATTGGATTTGAGGTACCTAATGGATATAAACTTGTAATGTATCCTAGGTCAAGTCTGTTGTTTAATAACAACGTGCTCAGCCCAACAAGTATCATTGACTCAGATTACTCTGGTAAACATGTACACTGGCCAGCAGTCAATGTTGGTAAAGGCTATGCTAAATTTGAAGCAGGTACACGTGTAGCACAAATTGAACTTGTGCCATGCACACAGGTAGCAGATTGGGATAGGGAACTTACAAAAAGAACCGGTGGATTCGGTTCAACAGGAGAAGGAAAATGAAACTGATACAGATGAAAATTGAACCTATGGGTTTATTCTTTGAATATGAAGAAGACTTATTATTATTTATAGGCAAAGTAGCAGGTGAATGTTACAATAGCAGTATGGATAAAGATAAATGTATGCAGCGTGCTTTGAACTGTATCAAGCGCGGGCATCATAGTCCATTTGAGCATGCTAACATAACGCTTAAGTGTACTGTTGATCGTGGAGTATCACATGCTCTTGTACGACACAGACACTGTGCATTTCAGCAGAGCAGTACTATCTATCAAAAGTTCCAGGAGATAGAAATCATTGAGCAACCTGATATAACTAATGCTGAACTTGACTGTTATAGATGCAATGAGTTTACATATCATCAGTTACTTAATAACAGAAAACCTGCATCACGTGCAAGAGACGTGCTGCCTAATGCACTTGCTACTAATCTCATTATTACTACTAACATAAGACAGTGGATGTATATGATACAGAGACGCTGCGGTCCGGGTGATTCAGATAACATGCATGAATGGTGTAAGATGGTACGTAAATGGTTTGAAATACATTATCCTCAAATTACATTAGCATTTGATTGCTGGTACCAGGAGCATCCTTTATGATTTTATCCATAGTAATCTTATGCTGTGATAAAGATTATCAGATGGTATCATCACTGCTCAATAACATAGATAACGTATGGTATGAGCAGCACGATTCATTTCTTGATTACGAAGTTATCATAGTAGACAACAGAGAAAATGAAGCAGATAAAGATGTTGACTGGGAGCATCATAAAGCTGATATAACAATACATAAATCAGGCAGCAACATCATGCAGTTTGCTGCAAGAGCAATTGGTACACAGTTAGCTAAAGGTGATTACATCTGGTTTATAGATGCAGATGACAGTATACTAGAGATACCAAGATTACCTGAACCAGACACAGAAGATCCTACTTCTATAGGCCCTGACATGATATTCTTTAGTACAACTGCTAACAGTACCAATCTCATGCTTTATGAAGATATGCCAGAAGGATATTATGAAGCAGATAAAGTGTACGAAAAATTTTTTGGTATGTCAATTGCACCTTGGAATAAGATAATAAGCCGTGGTTTACTTATGGACGTATACAAGAGTATAGCCAGCGTACATGTGTGGCAGGGTCTCAAGGAACGTTTCTCGGTAAGTGAAGACCTTATACTTAATTTATTCTTGTTTACTTATGCGCATACTGTATATGTTAGTAAGCAGAAATGTTATGACTATAATATGCAGACACATGCTTATGTGCTTAAAGATGTGTATAAAAAAGTAGACATGGATAGGCTTATATTTAGAGTATACGATTCTATGTGGTTTATATACATGCATATTAAACTTGGTATATTATCTACTAAGTTTAATAAAATACTACAAAAGAACATAACTAATACACTGCTATGCGTTGTATGCAGGCTCCCGTGGTGCGAAAATAAACAGGAAGTAATTAACTGGTTAACAAGTGGCTGGTCTAAGTATGCTATTGCCGATATGCTGGGT